CATATCCCTTTTTTTTCATATCCCACATCACATAAACATTTTCTCACATATCCCCCTTTTTTTCATATCCCTCATGACATAAACCTCTTTCTCACATATCTCTCCCATCACATAAACATCTTTTACCCTCTCTCCTATCACATAAACCTCTTTCTTACATATCTCTCCCATCACATAAACATTTTTTACCCCCTCTCCCATCACATAAACATTTTTTACCCTCTCTCCCATCACATAAACATTTTTTACCCTCTCTCCTATCACATACCCACCTCACACACAACAAAAAAAATAGGATTGATAGAAACCAATCCTATTTAAAACACGACCTTATTAATTTATTGAATTGAAGTAAGTTTATGGTTTTCAAGGAAGTCCTTAAACTGGTCACTTGATACGTCTATAACGAATCCAGCAGCACCAGCATGTCCTCCACCACCGAATCTCTTACTTACCTCACAACAATCCGCGCTGTCTTCCACGCATTCATAAAGAGAGAACCTGACCTTACCACCTGGCATGATACAAAATGGCATAAGGGCTTTAATTTTTCTACCGTCTAACCAGTCTCGTGTAAGAGAATCAAATACTTTAGAACTAAATTCCGTAGTATTCATCGCCACGACCTTAACCTCGTCTACGTAAGCTTCGAACGAATACGCACTTACCTCTTGTTCGTTTTTACCAGCCATGTAGTTAATTATAGCACGTCCTTCTTTAGCGAGATCATAAAAAATAAGATCAATTTCATTGTCCTTCATATCTTCTTTAAAGTGATCATACAAATACGACAATGCTATTGACACATTCAATCGCATTTTTGATCTCAAGGCATACTGGACAGCTACTACCGTATCCCAGCCTAATTCGGATTCTTTATTCCACACATCGTAGTCTGACAGGCACCGGACGATCGCCGGCGCCTTCCCCATCAGCAGGTCCGAGGCCAGAGCGCACGCACCGGTACCTACCCTCCTTAACCCTGGAACTACGAACCCCCATGTCTTACTGTCCTCAATAATTCCCTTGTGATGATCTATCCACATAAGGCTCTTTCCTTCATCAAGCCACTCCTTGAAAACAGTTTTAGATTCTGCTCCAAAAGACACGTCAAGAACGTAAACAACATCCAAGTCACGCACCTTGCCGGTAACTTTCTTAACATCATCTTCATACGAATACGGGATATAAACAACATCCCTGTCTTTACTGTTTTCGTACATGGTTGCTATGGCTGCCGACATAACGCCATCTAAATCCGATTTATGATAAACTATCGCCGTTTTCTTTACTTTCATATCTATATTTTCATTCAAATTAATCAATTCATTTCTTTTTGTATCATAAAACGCTTACACCTTGATAGTTTAAATTTCTTGTACGTGATATTCTTTTGGCTTTTGCCATCAATATCACGAATGTTAAAACTGCCGGTTTTACGCCTTCCAAATATAAAGTAATAACTGTTTTCAAACATAACCCTATCAAACAAACGGAAACCAAAAACTTCAAACGAAATATTGGTAGTATAGGGCATACATTGTCAATAACACGAATATGAGCGTCTACTTTGTATTTCACCGAAGGTGCTATCCATCCTGAACGCTTGCTTTTTATTCTATTATTAAAACGAGGTTTTCTATATCTTAACCTGTTCCGTCTTGTTTTCCGTAGCTCTCTTCCGGTAGACAAAAGATCTACGATATCATTTCCAGGAATTACTTCACTGCTGTAAAGTTCTTTGCTTTTCGTTGTAGCTGATAGACCAACGTGTTTGGTCCCAGCATCAACGCCTGACACAATTTCTTGTTTGTAATCAGATGTGACGTACGTTAATTTGATGGTAAACGGACATAAGCCCACAACAACTGCCTTGTTTTCTTTAAGCAGTCGTCTTACCTTACCATGCCTTGTTGTAGGCATCATAGGTTTACCATTTATGTCTTGTACGTACACCATATCTACAAACGTTTTTAATGTTTATTCAACATAAGTCAGAGTAAAAACTCTGTTAGTACCCATCGCCAATGTTATTTAAGGTTTTCGTAAGCAACACTGTTCCTCAAATACCAGAACTGTTTAATCACTTACCTTAGAGCTACGAACTTGGGTAAACATCCGTAGGCAACTATATATTCTTAAATAACGTAGTGTTTGTTTCAACACTTAGGCTAATAATCGGAATAGCTTTTGGCTATTATACATAATACGATACAAATCATAAATAATTTGTATCGTATTATGTATTATTCGCGATTATGATACAAACTTGTGAATGTAATATTATTGTCTCCTTTGTCTATTCTTATAATATCGCTATATCCTCTATAATCCTGATCTTTTTTAATACGCAACTTCAAAGTAAATAAAGGAGGTTTACAGACAGGAGGAGTATCAAACTCCTCACTATAAATATCCTTTAATTCAATTTTTATATTAAGATCAACCCCATAAGGATTTTCAAGGATATATATATGATCGTTGTTTAGAATAACTATTCCTTCACTTGTATGTTCTTTGGACAACACATAATTCAAATCAAGGTCTTTACCAAGAAACTGAATAACGTCCATATAGTCAACGCCGGCCTTCTCAGCACATACCTTATCCGAATCAGAGAGCTGCCCCGGCAGACCACTGGCGCTTCCTACCATCAGCGTCATTGTCTCAATATCTTTATATGTTATACCATCCATCATCAACCTACAAGCACCAAGTGCCTTATATACCATACCGGGATTAGGCTTCATCATCGGATCATATTCATCAATCGAAAAACACTCATAATGACCATACACTACTCCTCTTATACCTCTTTTCACTGCAAGATCATGAACGCATCTAAGGACATAATTTATCTTCGCATCAATATCTTCATCGGAAGCAAACCCGACACCCACATCACATTGGTTGCTTATTATACCAAAGTATTTAACGCCATTTTGCTCCATAAGATCAAGTGCCCTATTCACGACATCTTGCTTAATCTTCATATCAGTAAGATCTTTTGCATAAAGACCTCCAGATATGGTTTCAACCAACGTCCCGTCAAAATCAAATAGTAGTATTCTTTTGTTTTTAATATACAAATCTTTCATCATTTTTCACTCCTACTCTTTTTTATTACCCTAAACTGAAGACGGAATAGATTACTGTCTTCTTTTATAATATCATACACAGCATAAGAATTTTCTCCTATATCCCATCCAAGATAATCGAGCAGGTCTTTTAAGTAAATCCTCTTGTATTTTACACCAAGGTTATTTACCTTAAACGATCTCTCGTCTTCAACATCAGAAGCAGCCAGATAAAAGACCGTATTTTCAACTCCTTCAAATATCTTCCCTTCTTCTAAGCCGATAACAACCGCATCCGTTACCCCCATCCAATTCAAATTATCGACAGAGATAGTCATTATCTTACTTTTGCTGATTGACAACTTCCGGATCTTGCTTTCTTTAGTTTTAGATCCTAAAAAATCCGTACTGTTAAAAAAATCTACTTTCATGGTTATAATATTTTATATTTATGTTGCAAACATACATAATAATATTAACAATACTATTTAAAAACAGTTAAAATATGATATTATAATGCTGGTAATTTTTTAAACTGCTCCGGACTTACTTCGGATATGGTCCCACGGAAAGCAAGACGCGAACCGTAGGCCAAATCCTGGCTCGACGCATATTTACCAGCACCCGAATACGCCACGCCGCCATACTCATTCGAATCAGAATAGGAGCGAGCCAAAACAAGGGAATTGTCCGATGCCTGATAATAACGATCTGAATAATATTTTAAATTGCTACCGCCAACTCTTGTAGGCACCACATCAAAAAACGGACCATTTTCGGCTGCTATATTTTTTATCCAACCGCTGACAGTCCCGGCGTTCACGTTGCGAGTCGAACCGTCAGGATCGGTTATTTTCCAAACTCGGTTATTTATTTCTACACCTTCAACAAATTCACAGATACCACCAAATACGCCTTCAAGTCCTAAGCCACAAACGTACTTTGAATATTCGTTTTCGGTATCCGCACCACCGGTTGCGTTGCTGCTTCCCGTTGTTGTAGCCGGATCACAGGTTGCGCCACCGGGTCCTAATACGCCTTGCAGGTTACGTGTTTTGTATTTAGCATACAACATCATAGCAATCACGCAATGTTGTTGGAAATCTATCACCTGGTATCCGGTACCACGTGCTTTTGCGTAACTTCTGAAATCAGATAATGATACGTTAGTCGTAGGAGTAACATCACTCCAGCTATATAATCTATTCAAAGATACATATCCTTTATATGCTCCAACAAGAGATTTCGGGACATGGATGTAAGTGCCGTCAATATCATGATCAGCAAAATGATAAAGAAATCCATTATCATCCACCTTATACCATTTATACCAAAATTCCAAGAAAACGACCATCACATCACCTTCTGGTCCGGTAAGATTAGCCTGACTACCATCAAGATACAAATTGCTGTTGTCTTCCTTCAACCTACATACAAAAACCTCTCCTCCTCCCATAGCGCTCTTGCAAAGAACTCTATAAAAGCCACTTGTAATCAACCTATTTAAAAAATCACTGTCTTCGCTTATTGTTATATTAGCCGGATCTGATACAGATTTATCAAAAACTATAAAATTATCAGTAGGTAAATACCCCCCCCTATTTTGTTAAAAAATCTTCTTCTCATAATTGTCTTATTTTGGGATAAAGATAGTTTTAATTTATGAAAATCAATAATAGGATTTCCGTATAATATAACTATCTTTGTCAAGATATTAATTAACTAAAAAAATCATTTGTATCATGGCAGAAGTGAAAATAGGTTTTGTAACCTTCAATCCGGGATCAGGTGACGGTGATCAGGCGGTTACCGTATCAAGTGAAAAATACGAAGGTCGTGTACAGCGTACGTTACAAGTAGAATTTGGTGCCGAATCCGGGGATGTTAAGAAAAGTGCTACCATAAACCAAGCTCCGGCAGCTGAGTTCGTAAAAATAGATCCTACTGCATCTGTAGGGAAAGAAGGTGGTACTATAACAATCAGCGGCACAAGTAACTCAACTAAATTAACGTTCTCCTTAACTCCAGACAAGTCTCATCCTCTGACGCTGAAAATACCAGCCTCCTATCAGGCAGCAGGCAAGGCTACCAATAACGGTGCTGTTATTGCCGGCGACCCTGGTGCAACAGGGGGATTTGATTTCAGTATCGTATTCTCCAATATTCCAGAAAACGCTAATGTAAATGATCTGGTAAATACTCTTAGGGTGACGGCCGCCGGTGGTCAGAAAGCTAATACGGTTATTACCCAGACAGCAGGTGATCCGTTCTTGGAAATAGACAAGGATGTAATTAACTTGAATGCAAACGGTACTCCTCAGACTATCAACGTTAATGCAAACATCAAGTGGACTATCACACAAGTTGTTTCTGCGTTGGCAAGGAAAGTAATGAGATAACAATCACTTACAGAAAAAGAAAAGGGACGTCTATTTGGCGTCCCTTTTTTCTATGCATTGTATGTAGTATTTATCTTTTTGCCTACTGACAAAAATCTTTTTGAAAATCATCTGTTTCCTGATATGGACTCTTTTCCCGTCATCTAATTCCCTCCATATTTCATTAAAGATCAAATCTATTAATTCCATGACCTTCTTATCAGAGACAAGATTCTTTCTACCGGGACTGACCCATCCATCATCAGTCATCTTACCGGCTATCCTATTAGCTATCCTGCTTAATTCACGTGGGGTGCTCATTTTAATATACCTTTAAATATTCTACCTTTTTCACACTGAAGTATGCAGTCTCTCATGGGATGATCCTGTTCGTGATCGTCACACATCGGAAATTCTTTTCCATAGGGGAAAGCAATGTGCGGGCACTGCGCCCTGAACGCGTCCCAGGCCGACTTCCTCACAGCCTCAGCCCCGGCACGCACGCCCTTCTCTCTTTCCTTGGCTGGGTCAGCATACACGTTTGAAATAGCTCTTTTCTTCCAATTGACATACTCCCACGCCTAAAGGCTATGGGATTCTTGAATACAAACGTATGGGACCCCGGTATTTCTACCGCTGGAATTACCCATACTCTCCAATTCGGAAATGCCCTTCCGAAGAATGTTTTTAGATGCTAACAAGTCACGATCATTTACGGACCCGCACCTTGGGCACGCCCATGTGCGGTCCTTTAATGATAATTCTTTGTTAACATGCCCGCATTCACAAGTTTTAGAAGAAGGATACCATTTATCAATATGATGGACTGTTACACCATATTTTGTTGCAACATACTCCAGCTTGTTAATAAATGATGAATGGGATAAATCAGATATTTTCTTTCCCCATAGGCGTTTCATTGCTTCAATGTTTAACGTTTCAAGGAAAATAAAATCATACTTTTTACAAAGTTCATGTGCTAATTTCCATTGGAAATCATTACGTAGATTTTCAATTTCCCTGTACGTTTGTTGAAGTTCAAAACGTCTCCTTTTTCTATTGTTGGATCCTTTAACAGATTTAGAAATCCTTTTATTGCATTTCTTGATCTTGTTTTGATACTGTTTAAAGAATAACGGAGAAATGACATTATTACCATCACTTGCAGTGAAATAAGTTTTAAGCCCGAAATCCAATCCGACAGATGCACCATTATGTGTCTTTCCGTGGGATGAAACAGGATTATGATCTGTAATGATTATCAAACTGTAACGACGACATGTTTCTCTTATTATTCTGATTTGCCTTACATTACCTTCATACTTTCTACTTGATGAGAATTTAAATCTTTTCTTATTCTTATTAATTGTGATAACGTTTCCATTCAGCGTAAAACCACCCTGTTTGAAAACAAAAGAATTGAACTTCTCAGGTGATTTGAACTTAGGTGGTCGTTTCGCTAACTTTTTGAAGAAACGATTGTATGCCGAGTCTAATCTTTGAATGGCTTCTTGTACTGTTTGGGAATGAAGTAGATTTCTCTTAATTCTTTTAGAGAAATGTTTTTGCATTCTGTTTACTGATATGTATTTCCCAAACATCCGATCGTATCTTCTCTGTAAGGCTAACGCATGATTCCACACAAAACAACATTCGCGGAGCATCTTATCAAGATACTTCGTTTTCTTTGAATAATATATGTTATATTTGTATGAAATCATTTTTAACCACATTTATGATACAAATATAATAATAACTTTTTGGCATATCTCAGAATCAATTATTAAAAAAATACATATATGAATAAAAGAATCATTGATCCCCTGCTTAAAAGCAGTGGCTTTGTTAAAGATAGTAAAACTTATCCACCAGTTTCCTACCCACTACATCAAACTTCTGTCTATGAATTAAAGGTGCGACCTTAACGACGTTCTTCCTATTTTTACTAACATCGACATAAATCAGACCAGCATAAGACGGAACTTCACTTACGTCAATCATATTAGGAGGACAGGCGTAATAGAAATAGTTTGGAGGATAGCTTATGACACCACCTACCTTAATAATGCCGTCTTTAAGAACCTTATGTTTTTTATCCTTTTTGAAGTCGTTAAAGAAATCTTGTTTAGACATCTTGACCTCTACTTCATAAGCGTACAATGATCTTGTTATGGCCAGGAAGTCAGATTCCCAATCATATATATGGAGATTGTTAATAACATACATCGGATTACTTAACAGATCCCTATTAAGGATCTTAAGCATTTGTTGCTCTGGGTAGTTCATTGTCTTACTTTTTTAGAGGCTTGTGGCGGAATCGAACCGCCCTACGAGATTTTGCAGATCCCTGACTAAACCACTCATCCAACAAGCCATGTAGCCCATGCCTGAATCGAACAGGCAACTTTTGATTAGGACTCAAAGGTTTTATCCGTTAAACTAATGGGCCGTTTAATGTTTGCTATGTTCACACACCGCAAACATTCATATAATTAACATTTCCACAAAAACCTGATCGTTATCCAAGGAGGATTCGAACCTCCGCTAACAGAACCAAAATCTGTTGTGCTACCACTACACCATTGGACAGTGGTCCCGGAGGGATTTGAACCCACGATCTTGCGGTTATGAGCCGCCTGCTTTCACCACTAAGCTACAGGACCTTAAAAATATGCAGGAGCCTTCACAGACGCCTGCATATAACAGCTAAATATTAACCAATAATTATCCTAAAAACTCTCTCAACGCAAAGTTAAGTACCAACCCATAATATGGCAAACATTAAAATATAAAAAGGATTAAAATAATTATTTCTTTTTCTTCTTCTTTTTAGTGTCTTTTACTTTTTTAGCTTCGTTTTCTGGCTCCACTATATCACCGGCCTCTTCCTGAACTACATCCGTCTCAGGAATAACATCAGACTTAAATTCATTATTTTCATCAGTCTTCTCCGGCTCAGCCACATCTTTATCTGTCTCCCCATCTTTATCCAATTCCGGCTCATCGACATCATTTTTGTCTTTACCTATTATACCTATCTGGTATCCTCTTAATTCTACTTGCATTAATTTCAGTTTCGATTCCAACTCCTGTATTGTTTTAGCTCCAACCGAAACCTCATTTTCCAAATCTCCGATTCTGATCCTGGCTTCAATCAATGCATTTGATTTCTTTTTTAATTCATGTGATATACTGTTTTTCTTTTCTTCCAAGTTACTGATTTTGTAATTAGCCTCATCAAGATCAGACTTAGCTTTGTCAAGATCAGCCTTGGCCGCATCAAGTTCTTCCGTTTTCTTCTTGACGCTTTTTATCAGCTTTTTCTGATTTTCCTTCAAGGCGTCAATCTTTTCCTTAGACTCAGAAAGATCTTTGCCAATAGATAAAATCTCTTTATCCTTTGAAGCGATATCTGACTTAAGTTCTGAAAGCCTTTCCTTGTAAAAATCAGCCTTATCCTGCATTTCCTCAATTTCTTTTGCAAGATTTTCGGATTTAATAGCTTTCTCCCTGTACATTGACAGCTTGCTGTCTGTGATGAATGTAAAACCTAACATGCTCATTTTCAAAATATTTAAACATTACTTAACTCCAGAACTACCAAGACCTTTTTCTCCACGTTCATTTCCGTCTTCTACCTCAATATCTGTCACCTCTTCCAATACCATTTTGTATTGTGGAACTATTTCCATCTGAGCTATTCGATCGTTTTTATGGATTACGGTCGGTTTTTTATTGATTTTAGTAAGATTAACCATATACTCTCCTTTGTAGGTAAATTCGCATTTACCGGGTGCGTTAGTAACTACCACTCCCTCGTCAAAAGAGAATCCTGATCTTCCTTCTACATTCGCACACCATCCTTCTGGGATATTCAACTTGAAGCCGGTTCCGATTCTAACAGAATAACCTTGATATAAGGTAATTGATTCAAAATCGGAAGGAACATCTATTTCCACTCCCATGTCATTCACCATCTTCACCACTCTATATGCACGAATATCACAACATGCATCTCCATCATGTTTGTATTCAGGTACCACTACATCAGGATAAAGTTTCTTAATACCTACCTGCACAGTCTTCTGATAACCTGGAGTCAAATACGATTCAGGTATTTTATTAACGACCTTATCTTCTTTTTTATGTTTGTTGTTCTTTTCAGAAACAGTATCCTTCTTGCTATCTTCTTTTTCAGAAAGAATTCTTTCAATATCTTCTAACTTATCCATGATCATATTTTTATAGTACAATAAACAATACCTTCTTTTTTTATGTCCTTAGTTGATTCATAGCACTCACGAAAAGTACTTATGTCTGCATCATTAGGATCATCGACCCACTCATCTCCTTGCTTATATTTTTCTCTGGTTTCTGAGTAGATCATACATAATTTATCCCCATGCTTCGCCATAATCCTTTCTTCTGTCACTTTCCTACGAAGTTTAATAAGGGGAAATCTTGTAACTATTTCTACTATCATTCTACACAATCTTTAAAAGCCCAAGAGATGTTATTCTCCTGGGCTGATGTTTATATTAAAATGGAAGGTCTTCTTCTTCCATAGGAGGGAAGTTCGGCATCTGTGCTTGCGGCTGTGGCTGCGTCTGATGCTGAGGCTTGGTGCTCCTTGTAGTAGGTGCCGGGGCCGGGGCAGCAGGCTGAGCCGGTGCCTGATACTGTGCTGGCTGTTGAGCAGGTTGTTGGTAATTCTGATACGGAATAGCACTCGGAACAGACTGAGGTTGTTGAACCTGTTGAGGCGCGGCCGGCTGCTGGGTATAAGTCTGAGGAGCTGCCGGCTCTTGCTGAGCATTTCCTCCTATCCCTAATTTAGCCATTATACCGGCTCTGATGTCTTTAATAGAAGCATTGAACCTGTTTGAATATTCAGTAATCTTTTGATAAGTAAAGTTGTTTTGAGCTGAATAATCGAGGCTTTTCTTGCCATCAAATCCTGTAACTTCAACAGGATCAGGCCAACCATTTACGCCTTTTTTATAATAACGTTCAACAAGCTGATCTTTTTCTCCGTCTACTCCAGCATACGCAATAATAAGTTCTGAAGAACCAAATTCATCATCTTTCTTCTTCTTAAAGACATTGAAATAAATTTCACGACTGAAATCGATGTTTTCGTAGTATTTTACAAAGCTCTTAACAAAGCCCTTGATATTTCCTTTTTGATTTACGAGAGGTATGGAAATACAATAGTTTTCATTAAGCTCGTAATCTTTCAACACGATAAGGAAATTAGTAGCAGTATTTCCATTAGAGAAAGTACTTGTCTTTAACCCGATGTAGTTGATGTACCCAACTATTCCATTATAATACTCTTTCCAGTATCCTGCCGGCTGACCGCTATTAGGATTTATGTGCTGAACAAAACCTTCTTTCGGTTCGTTACTTTTTTCATACAAGTTACCATCCGAATTAATATACAGATAATAAGTTGTACCAAAACTTCTGTTTTCTCTAAAAGCCATATTATTGTTTTTTTTATAGATTATACAATGTTTGATTTAAGACGTATGTTGATTCGTATTTAGGATTGAACATTTTTATCATCTTATACTGATCAGACCAATCCATAATAACATCTCCTTTTATAAGAGATTTTACGGATGAAAGTATATTTTCCTTACCGATAGAAAAGCTAAAACACGGACCTTCAAGCGCATTTAAAGGCATTGATTCCATTATCCTTTTTCTATTTCCAAAATCCTCAGACATTACCGTTATACCGTTTTCTTCATCTACCTTGACATTAACAACATTATTCACTAAAGTCATAGAATTAAGAACAGATATAAACAAATCCCTATCGAACTTGACACTCGACGATTTTTCGAATTTATTACATACGTATTCGTAGTTAGGATACTGTTGTTCTACGTTCATATCCGATATAATCACATTATCAAAGCATAAGAACGTCCTAACGCCATCTGTGGAAATACTGATCTCCGTATCTTTATCAGACAGAAAGCAATACAAGATAGAAGCCGCGACCTCACTTAGCATAATTGACCTTTCTTCTAATGCATTAGCACATTCTTTCCTATTTATAAACAGACGGAACATATCAGTAGAAACAATGTCAATATAGTCCTTCTTCACATTAAGAAGAATCGAGCATATAGCCGGTCTAAATTCATCCGATCCAACAAACGCAAAAGATCTTTTCATAGACTGAATGAAAGACGAACTCATAACACGAATGCCATCACCTACAGGATAAAAGAAATCAGGGAAAGCCTTATCCTCAATCCAAGTAGAAGAAAAAGATCCTCTATCGTATTTAAAAACGATACTGTAATCGTTTTTAATCTCTATCTCTATATCCTGGTTATGATTTTTAAAAAATGAAATAAGAGTCCCGGCATCTACTAAAATAGTAAACTTCTGGTCACAAGAAATATCAGTATTCACATCGAAAATATCATCCGTATATGTTATACGTTCGTTCATGGCTTGTATCCGGATATGATCAAAATATAAAGTAATTTTTATATTCGATGTGACACAATCCTTTAAGACCTTATCAAACATCTTTGAAATATTTGAAAGCTTCTCATTCATTAGTATGCCAGGAACTCTTACTTTCATTTTTAAAACTTACGATTATGATTATATAACACTGCAAATGTATTATTTTAAAATCTAATTTTGAATTAATTGGATTTAAAATGATTTAAAATAGATTAAATACTTCTTCTTGTCGCTTCTGCTATCAGCATTGCATCAACTATACCGTCATGAGCGGTCTTACATCTTTCGTTTTTAACAAACGTATCGTTTGGCCACAGCCTTTTAGCGCAAGCCAATGACGTTTTCTTAGTATTTACCTTACTGGCTTCCATGACCTTATCAGAATGTGTCCAAACCAATTTCTGCCATGTTTTAGGGGCTATGAAATTAACGGAGCAACTTATGTCCGGAAATGCCATGCAGAGAGACAGGAACAGCCCATGCAGTTCGCCTTTGTTCTCCATGAGGGAGGCAGTAGAGGACGTGCTGACCCCGTACAGGGCGTGGACGTCCTCTATGACAAACACTACCCTATCAGGATTGTTTTCTACGATCGTATCCCGGCAAAAAACATATTCTTTAGTCAAGTCTACCGGTCCTGAAATTGCTATTCTTGGAGTGGAGATTCTCGATATTAGTTTGCTGTCCTGATCGATGCAGGCTATGGCTCCATCTTTTCCTGGATCTGCTGCTATATATAACACCATAACGCACTAATTTAAATTCATGTCAATTTTGCCAATGCTGTCATCATCTTCAAAACCTCCATTGTCCGTAAGTTCGTAATCAATAGCCACAGCACCGTTACCAAGAATGTAAAAGCCTTTAAACATCTTTCCTATTTCAATAGGATACACTACATTTACGTCCCTTCCAGTATCCTCAAACGGCATAGCGATATCTTCTGTTTTAGCTTCCTTTTGTTTTGCTAATACACCAACGGGTATATTTTTACCTTTTATAGATGCGTATGTAACCATATACAGAACATCGTTATTAACAAACGCCCTATCACTACTCACCTTATCCAAGCTGACATATATAATATGTTTTATAAAACTATTGATATCTCCACATATGTTAATAGCTTCTACTTCTTTAGGAATAACGACTTCCACTTCTTCTGGTTTTATATTTTTCTTTTTCATTGAATTAATCTTTTTGTGTTTTGTTTCACTTCTTCAATAAGATCCTGATCTTTCATCATCTCTTGCTTAAGTTCCTCATTTTCCTTAATTCTTTTCACCCTATCGGCAAGAATCTTTTTGTATTTCTTATCCGAGATCTTTATAAACCAAGGACAGTTCCTTGATGGAATCCTTTTACATGGGTAATCAGTGAGACCGTTCGGTCCAAACTGCTCACATCTGTTACATTTTTCTTCTCCTGTCATTACATTATATTTTAGGAAAACATTCTTCAAGTTCTCTATAAGAACATTCTACGACAACAGAATCTCCTTTAGGGAGAAATACCAAGATAGAATCGATAGAAAAAACACTATCTACTTTTCTTACAAGTTGGCCATGTTTGTAAGAAGACATGACCAACCTAATTCCATACGCATCTGAATAAGATCCTTTCCTACATGGAAGTATATTTTCAACAACATAATCAAAACCTCCGACATTAACTTCATCGCCGGCATTGATTTCCATGATAGGAACCATCTTAACCCTTCTATCTATGCTTATTTTCATTTCGCAACCTCAAATTTTATTTGATCCTTCGGTTCATAATTCCATACCTCAAAATCATCAGCCACAAAATCATAAAATCCTTTCCCTTCCATACGAGACGAGATAGTAACCTGTGGAACCGGGCCGAATAGGGATCGACGAAGGAGCTCGTTTGCCTGCTCTTCGTGCCGGTCATATACGTGCATATCTTGAATGAAGTGCGTAAAAATAGCCGGCCTTAACCCGGCGTCGTGAGCGAACATCATCATAAGTACAGCGTACTGTGCTACATTCCATAGGCCGGCAACAATAGCATCCTGGCTGCGCTGGTAAAGAGTCATATATAACTCATCTCCTTTAACAGATAAATTGACCTGAAACGCACATTCTTGAAGAGGTTTTAGTCCATTGGTTTCAGGATCGAACATAGATGCTACTATTCTTCTTGACGAACGATCATTCTTGAGTGACCAAAGAATGAAGTCTGTTTGGTTAAGAAAACCGTAAAGACCATCATGGATGTCTATCATACCCTCTGGAGCTTTACCGGTACCCATATAAACATGTCTGTTCACCATATCTCCATAACATCCTTCGATCTTTCCATTATCATCAGCCCACTGATCCCAGATATGGAGACCAAGTTCTTTGATGTCTACCGATCTTTTTTGCCAAATCCACAATATTTCTTTTATGGAATTTTTAAGATTAGTAGGTCTAAGTGAACCAAGAGGAAATTCCCGACGAAGATCGTACTGGTTGCATACTTGCAGGATACGCTTCACCTTTACGCCTGTCCCGTCACCGTAGACCGGACGCTTCACTTCTTCCCACGGCTGGCTCATTATAAGAGCCAAATTGTCTTGAAATATTTTATCTACTCTTGACATGTTTATATTTTTTAACCAACCACCATCCAGTCATCAGCCAACATATCTGATTGCGAAGCTAACCATCCGTTTACGATATTATCGTTAGCATCTTTCATGCACAGATAAGCGCAAAATTTAATCATGTTGGTTTCAGTTACGTCATAATAATCGTTTACGTATTTTTTAAACGAATCCGGTAATGACTTTACTCTATTAACTATCGTATCAGTAGACAACCAATCTTCCGGGCGCTGAAAGACAAACATTCCCTTACCGTTCCATCCTGAACGTGCAATTAACTTACCTTCTTTTACTGCCTCTAAAGCTTCTCCGAATTTCATAACTGTATTTTTTTTATAAATTAAACTCTTCAAAATCTATTTCAGATCCGGTTGACAAATTGATCATTGACTTCTCAAGTTCTTCCATTGGAATAGGATCAACAATTCCATCGTTTGAAAGTGTTTTCTTGTAGAAGTCGTTTACCACCGGATCGCTTGTTTTTATTGTCTTAGGAATAGGTTGACGAAGATACATTCCTTCAAGCGATTTTACTCTTGAAAGAGCTGTATATAACTGACCTGTTTCGAAAGAGTTGGATACGTCCATCATCGCCGCATCTAAAGTCAGGCCCTGGCATTTATGGATAGTTATGGAGTAACCGATTTTTATCGGATACTGAGTAATAGATCCAATTACCTCAGACTCCACTTTATACCCGTTTCTGACGTATTTTACTTTATCGAACGAACACGGTGTAATAATAACCTTAGTATGTTCTTCATCTTTAGGACGATCAAGAACGACTTCGATCTCTCCATTCTTAATGGAAGACACAACGCCAAGAGAACCATTGACATACTCTCCTCCGTTTCTAGTGATCATAACCCTGGAACCTTCTTTTATAAGAAGCGTCTTTTCAACAGGAGCTTCTTTAGGATAATCACCTTTTATAATAGCTTCGAATTTTCTTAATGATCCAGGAACAGAATTTATTCTCATTTCATTAATGGCCGTAGCCTTAGCGTTGGTTGTAACGATCTCAACATACCCGGCACTATTTTCAGGCTGAATACATCTGCTATTTAACGTACTAAACACATCATCGTCCATCTGACCATCACGAACCTTATTAAGGATGCTGATAAATTTCTCATCTTTCTGGCGATATATTTTTTCAAAAGAAACCATTTCCATCCCAGAAGCCATAAGAGACTTGGAGCTAAAGAAATAAGATGTATCGTATATTTCTCTAAAAAAATCTTCTTTGATTACAGGTGGTAACTGAAATAAGTCTCCTACCATAATAAGTTTCACGCCGCCAAACGGATCCTTGTCGCCTCTTGCACGACGAAGAATGTCCGCAACATTATCAAGAAGATCAGGACGAACCATAGAAATCTCGTCTATGATAAGATATTTTATATTCTGTAAAATCTTTTCGGATTCTCCTCTGAACTTGTTTTCACAATTGTCCATAAACTTGCCATTCCTTATCTCTGGAATGTAAGGTTGCATACCGATTCTGAAAAAAGAATGAATGGTTTGGCCGCCTGCATTAACAGCAGCAATACCGGTAGGAGCGACAACAACCGCATTTTTTAATGCCGGTATAACACGTTTAAGGAAGTACGTTTTTCCTGTACCTCCTTTTCCCGTAATAAACAGCGGTTTAGGTGACTTACAAATAGACTTAATAGCCTTTCCCTGGGCGACATTACCTTCGGACATAACTGAACGAAGAACGCATTCCATTAGTTTTTTGTTGTAACTTATAGCCATATTTTTCTGATTTTGTTCTACAAAACAAAAGTATGAAAATAAAATAAAACATAAAATATAAAATGAATTAATTAGGATTAAAAAGAGATAATAAGTTGGATAAGTTTCTTTGTGACAGACAGTAATGTGGTTTAGTATGGGTGCAGTAATGGCATAGTAGTGGCTAACGGGTGTTTCCGTTGATGTTCTACGAGATTATCGTTTTTCGGCTCTGTCGGCGACCACTAAAAACAGACCCTCTCTCAAGTACCAAACATTACAATGATGAATACTGAGATGAAGGATAAAGATAGGTATCATTATAGAATGATAGTTCTTCAAATGGTATATCCTTGAATACGGATTCACCATCTAATTCTTTATCATTATCTACTGTTGTATTAATGTTAGGTAATGATTGGATAGATATATCCATATTCTCTATCTTTTCCTTAAACTGTTCTGCCTTAACATACGTATAGATGTCTTCGCTTACCGATCCCACCGCTTTAGCCATCTCGCCGGCGAACTCGGCATACATATCCCGTACCTCATTAAAACCTGCCTTTTTGTCAGTAGCGGTATTGTTATAGGATTTCATTCTCCTACTTACCCTACCGCAGACCCCGGCAACGGACGTCCCCACCTCAGCACAGCAGGCTTCCGCATCAGCCAGGCCTGCCTTTACCGTGGCTACCTTCTCCTTACTCCATCCACTGACCTTGTCGTATGATTGTTTAAGACTGTTTAAGAACATGTCCATTCTGCGCTTCTTATCTTCTGCTATGATAGCGCGATAGTACTTTCTTATGATCTGGTTTTGTGTACTTCGCTCATATCCGTCCCAGAAGTCTTTGTGCGCTTCTTTAGCCATAATAGAAGCCAATGACCTTGCTTCTTCTTCTTTTGTCTTTTTACGATCTATGCCAAGGATCTCCCCATCTTCGGAAACAACTTCTTCTGCGTTCAGGAAACGCAGGATATGAGTATTGTCTTTTAAGAAGAAATTGAAATCGTCTTTCTTACTCACTTTTTCTTTTTCCCCTTTCTCTATATCCTTCTCTCCAAAATACCATCTGTTTGTTGCTCCTTTTTTATACAGGGTCCAGGTATTTGCTATTTGCCAGAAAACGGCTCCGTGCCTATATACCGGAATCAGCTTACCTATTGGGTAGTTATGTTCGTTTGCTTCAATGTAAGCACGAGGATTATCTACGTATGTTATAAATTGTACGTTTTCGAACCTTTTTACGAGCTTGTCTTGTATCGCCATACTGACAATCTCTTTCGCTTTTGTTAGTCCTGCATTCAAATACAAGGCAATTGTTTTATTACTTATCGTCGAATCAATTAATCCATAATACGAGTGGCTTCCGTCTACGACATCAGCCTGAGAGTTTGTCTCTCCACTGTTCAGTACAGACTCATTGTTTCTGACTAAATTAACAAACATCGCCTCTTTTATCCTGTCAAGGACTCTTTCATGGTTTGTTATTTCATTTTTCTTTATCTTAATTAAAATCCTATTCTTTGGAAGACTCACTTTTCCACATCCGAGAGTAAGTTGTACGCCATTAACACGATACCTTCTTGCAACGAACGTACTATCCGTCACACGGAACAGTTCGTTAAACATCGGATGTCCTGTCATGTTCTTGAACTTCGAATACCCGATTCCAAGTTTATGAAGAAGATCTTTCTGGTTTTTGAATCTTATTCTCGAATCCCGGCGGGAGATTTTTATCATACAGTATAAAGCATACAATTCCATGAACAGCGAATCTGATGACCACTGCTCCAAAAGTCTGAGACTTATGTTAATATTTCTACCTAATTGTAGCTTCATAATCTGTAACAAAAAAAAATCGGATGGATTTTTGGGGATATCCATCCGATTCATGTCTTTTTTTTTTCGTCTGGAAAACTCCAAAATCCCGTTACAGATATGAATCAATTCAAGTAGAAAAACAACAAGACACTTAATATTTTATATTCTTGTTGCTTTATTTGAATTAACTTCACGTCTGTAACGTGCTACAAATATACAAATAAAATTCAAGAATCAAACAACAAGAACTTATTTTTTTAATGTTACAGTGCAAATATCGGGACAAATTCTGAATCCATTGTCATAAAATACGTTAATTTTAAATTTATAAATCCTTAATACTTATCTTTGTATCAAAACGATAATCTCATGAAAGAAAGTGATAATAAAGATGTTAGTAATAGGGCTTATAGGCTTTTAGTACCTTATTCCAATACGGTAGATATGGCCAAGAAGATACTTCTGTTTTATAACGGATACCTAATGGCTTCCGGCAATGAGAAGAATATCATAGATGCGAGGCACTTAAATCTTCTTGCCTATTATTTTGTGTTTGGATATTCGTATGAGACGAAGAAGAAGTTTTCTCATTGTTTCAGTACCGATCTTCAATATGTATCGGTTTTGGATACGGAGATGAAGAAGCGTGGTATTTTGATTGACCGTGAAGGGAATTACAGGACAAGGTGTTTGTGCCCGGATATAGAGAACATGCGCCGTCTTTTTGTATTGGAGGGTTCAAGAGATCAATGTGCGTTGGTTTCTTTATTTTATAGAAAGAAAACTTTTGATGCTGATGGCGAAGAATAATTTCCCTATATCATTTGAATCACATATTATAGATGATGTGATGGATAAGACCGGGGGCGTTTACGGCCGAAACCAAATACGTGACGTTTTCAGAGCCAGTATTTCTTATGCCAATAACTTATGTACGTACACAGATAACGTGTCTGTATCGTTCCCGTATGTGGGTGATATGGTTTGTAACCTTCATGAGATGGAGAGGCGCAAACACAATCTTGAGCGTCTTAAATCCAAGGTAGAAAAATTATCCAAGTATCAGGAAAAAGAACTTCAGTGTCTTGATATTAAGATAAGGATGATAAAGGATGCTTATGATTCGGGTGAGATAAAAGGTGGGGATATGTTGATAAAACACAACAAATTATCTATCTTTAAATCTCGTAAGGGTCATAGTTTTAGTGAAATACAAAATATTCAAGAACAGGAATTTAACAGATAAGTTATGAAAAAGATTTTGCAAGCGGAAGTTATATACGATGCTTTTATGGATACGATATTAAAAAAACTTCCAAGAAAAAAAGAAGATTATCCTGATTGGTACAAGGAACGTCTTGAAAAGTGTGAAGGATGTAAATTCAATACCAGGAACGTCCCTAACTCTATGCTTCCTCTTTCTTTGTACGTAAGCAAGAAAATAGGTAAAAATCGTTGTTCGGTATGTACGTGCTTCATCAAGCAGAAGGCCTGGAGTAAGACAGAGGAGTGTGCGCTTGGGGAGGGGCTTCCGCGTCCTTCGTGGATGGACCGGCAGTATTCTACTGATTTTTATGATGAGAAATCAAGGTGGAACAGATTAGAGCTTATTACAATGGATTCTGATGAGTTTAATGTTATTTCTACAGATGACAAGCAATACAATATTGACCTCTCTAAAGACGGTAAATCATTTGAAATAATTTTCGAACCGATAGAAAAAGGGAACAGTATAAGGTTTTCATTCGTTCTTGAGTCAAAGCATGATATGAAGATAACAGCATCAGAGACATCTTGTGGTTGTACGTCATCTAATTTGAATATCATAGACTCCCGTCACTTTAAGTTCAATATAGAGATACATACAGAAGGATTTGGAATAGGAAGATTCGTAAAGCACATGACTGTTCACTATCAAAAAGATGGGTCTGAAAAAGAGGAAAAAATTCCGTTTAATTTTGAAGGTACTATAATTCAAAAAAGTTAAGTTATGGGCGGATGTGGTAAAGCAAGGCATTTACAATGCGAGGATAAAAGGAAGTCCTTATTTTCTATGTTGCAGGCATCTTGTGACGATCTCCCCAATTATTCTGCCGGGGACATTCTCTATGCCATACTTAGATCTTTTGCAAAGAAAAGAGGATTGTCTGTTTCTTTTTTAAGGACGTTGACAGACAGCGAGCTTTTTGAAGTGGCTGATTATAATTTATCAATAGAGTTGATGGACGTTATTATTCATGATAAAAAGGTTCTTGATAATGAAGAAGATTGATTTTGATTCAGATATAAAGCATCTTATTTCTTATTACAACCATCTACTGTCTGCGCAAGACAAGGTGGGAGAGGAGATGGAAGATCTGACTAAGGATATTATCAGGAAGAAGGATGAGGAAGACAACATAGAGTTGGAAGACTTTATTGATTTGGAAGAAAAGTCGTTTATGACCAACTTGTATCAACAAGAGATAATGAAAGTATCTTCTTCTGTCAAGACAGTTTACAGGTTATCTATTAACGCCGGTCATGATCTTAACATAGATGATGACAGCAAGAAGATTCTTGACAGGATAGTAAACGACGGAGAATCGGATTTTATTATGTACGTTGACAATAATACTGATTCTGTTGCATTCAAGGATGAATTTGTTGAGGAAGGAATAAAAAACATGTGTAAGTATCGTGTTGATCCATCTTCTCTTGAAGACAGGTTTAATATGCTTAAGTCTCAGTATGAGGCTTTTTTAAAAATAGTTAATAATGAAGGTAAGAAAGCCGACTAACGATGATATCTCTTACGTAGATCGGAAACTTCTTGTGCTAAGGGATCAGATAGATAAGGCTGAACGTTATCTATCTGAAAACCCTTGGGATAAAATAGAAGATTCCGATAAGAGGGAGAAAGAATTCAGGTTTCAAAAGAGCTTGTCTGATAGCTTAATGCAATGGACTGAATCTTATATTAAGATGTGTGGGATAATGGATGTCTATAATCAGCTTGAGGCTGCCAGAAACAAGAAAAGCCTAAAAGGAGGACAAACAGTATCAGGTATTCAGTCTTTTGTTAAGAATGAAGCTAAGAGCAAGCTCGATAAGTAGTTTTGTCATGAATTTTAACAGTAAAGAACTTTATATAAATATGGGTAACGATATTCCGTTATGGAATGACCTTTATTCTTATGAAGAGCAAGACAATGATGTCAGGCAATTCTGGGAGAATGAGGCTATGAAACTCCTTAACGGTGTTACCATAAATGGGGTATTTATCCATCCTTGGCTATACTGGCATACCAATTTCTGGAAGATGATGATTGACGTAGGAGATGATCGTATTCCTGGAAATTCGCAGCTTCGTGATAATGAATGGATGTTTGCCGAATTTCTAAAGCAGGCTGAAGAAGAGAATAAAGGAATATTCATGTTCGGGTGCCGTCGTTTTGGAAAAGCCCTTCTTGATTCTGAGATACTTTATCTTGAGGACCGGGAAAAGATGATAGGAAATATCGTTGTAGGGGATAAGATATATGACGATAAAGGGAATTTGGTAGAGGTCGTAGGTGTTTATCCCCAAGGAAAAGTAACTACCTACAGAGTCGTATTCGAAGACGGTCGTAACGTTATTTGCTGCGGTAATCATCAATGGTGCGTCAATCATGGCGGAAAATGGCATGTCAGGAGTCTTAGAGCCATAGCTGGATTAGATTATAAGAGTATGTCTATTCCGGTAGGTGGGGCCCCGAACTACCCTACGGCAAAGCTGCCGGTTCCGCCGTCGGCCTACGCCTCGATGCTGGCGGCTTATCTCGGTGGCTATGGAGGGGATATGTTTTTTGATAAATACATTTGTAAGAAATTTCTAAGATCGTCCATAGATCAAAAGAAAGATTTTATAGAAAACTTCATTCGTTCTTTCAGAAACGTAGTAACCGGAGAAGAAGAGCTTACGTTGTCTCATATTGACATGGATGTCATAAATTTTGTACAACGTATGTTTTGGGCTTCAGGTTGGTATGCTAAATTGGAGGGGAATAAACTTATACTATCAAGGAATCGTAAGGAATTAAAAATAAGATCCATATCGATATACGGAAAGGAGCATGCCACTTGTATAACCGTTGATAATGACTCTCATTTATTTTTGACCACCAATTACATCGTTACTCACAATACGGCCATGATGAGCTCTCTTCTGGCTCGTAATGCTACAATGACATACAATTTGACACATAATGTTATTGGAGCAAGTAAAGAAGACCTTGCCAATATGGGAGAGTATCTTGAGTTTGGACTTGATAATCTTCCTCCTTATCTTACTATAAACAGGACCGGTAACGACTGGACTAAAGAAGTTGTTTTAGGTACAAGAAACATCAACAACCAACGTGATGTTCATGCCAGAATAAGAATCACCAACGTTGATGATGGAAAGACGCGAGGCTCATTGAAGACCGCAGGCGGAACTCCATATACGTCTATATATGATGAGGTAGGTAAATTTCCGGTGCTTGGAGCATGGCTTGCCGGTAGGCCGGCGCATATGATGCATGGTAGAATGAGGGGGGTTTGTCTCATGGCGGGTACCGGAGGCAACGTAGAAAAGTCTCAAGATGCACAGAAAATCATGAACTCTCCGGACGAATATGGATTTATTATAATGAATTATGATATTCTAAATAAGAGAGTTATTAAACCAACATGGCGTATATGTAAATCTGGATGCTTTGTTCCGGCCCAGATGTCTCATGCGTATGAAAAGAAAGAAACGACTCTTGATAAGTATCTTGGAGTAGAGAATGCTCCCGGTCTTAAGAAGATAAAAATAAAAGTTTCAGATTTTGATAAAAATACTGGAATAATAAAATCACGTCTTGACGAACTTGTCAGAAAGGATAGGGCTTTATACGTCCAGGAACGAATGGCATTCCCTTTGTCTATAGATGATTGTTTCCTTAATACGAACGTAAACAGGTTCCCTGTAGAAGATGCGTTGAAGCACAAAAGCCGTCTTCTTGAAGAAGGTAGGCCTGGTAAAACAGTGGATATTTATCAGATAGACGGCATGAAAATGGGGTATAATTTTAGTGATAAGCAGCTTGCTGATTATCCGTTTCAAGGTGGAAATATAGATACTCCTGTTGTTATATACGAAGATCCACCAGAAGAAGGAGGTGTTTTTGATTTCACGTATGTGAGTGGGCAAGATCCATATAAATCAGACAAGGCTGATACTGATTCTGTTGGTACGTTTTATGTACTTAAAAGATATGTAAAAATCAATGATCCATTTGCTTATTGCATAGTAGCATCATACGCATCACGTCCTCCATCTTCTGATGATTTTTGTCGTAATTGTGAAATACTTCAAGAAGCGTATGGAGCCAAGTGTCTTATGGAGAATGCCGACCGAATGTATGAACTGTATCTTGCGAGACGAAATAAGCAGCTTATGTTGTTGGAAGACGGTGAGCGTCTTGCCGGTAAGATTATCCGTGCCGGCGCCCGTCAGAACAACAAGCTCGGTTTGGCTCCTACGGTTCCCAATCAGCGAATGCTTTTCAATACCGTTATTCAATATTGCTGGGAGGATGTTGTTGTTGGGTATGATGATGATGGTAATGAAATAACACAGAAAGGTATTTACCGTATTCCTGATATAGAGCTTCTTGATGAAATCATAGCTTTTGGCCCTGGGGTCAATACTGACCGTATCATAGCCTTCGGCCACGCTCTTCTTCTGGCTAAGTATTATGATGATATGGGTTACATGCCTGAAAGTACGACTCAGAAGGAGAATCAAAAGAAGAGAGAGCGCAAGAAGATAGAACAGGTCAAAGGATTTACGGTAAGAAGACATAACCCATACAAAATGAGGTGACGAGAACAAATTCCTTATCTTTGTGAAAAATAGGATAATAGGATGGAATATTTCAATAGAGATCAGGCTTTTCCGGCCAGAGGAGTATTTTCAGGATTGCCGGTGCAGGCGATACCGACAAAGAGGAAAACCAAGGAGTGGTTTAAAGCTACTATGGATTCTCTCGAATTGATTGGTTTGAAGCAGCTTGATGAGAACCAGAAGTTCAAGGATTTTTATAGGATGATGGAAGGTAAGTTATCCTTTATGGAGCTGAAAGATGTAATTCCTTATCTTAAGGATGTTCAGTCTATAAGGGATAATGTGAATATTCCATCATTCTTACGTCATTATGATATAATAGGTACGATCGTAAATGCTTTTGTAGGATGGTTGGGCAACCTTTCTGACAAGTATAATGTAGTTGGATTGGATGAATCTGAAGTGAATCAGTATTCTGCCACGAAGGAGAATCTTCTTCATGATTACATTAAGGAGGAATTGGACAGAAGGGTTAGGCAAGAGTTGTTAAATAGGGGATTGGATCCAGATTATAATAATTTTGCCAACGAAGAAGAAAAGCAGGCTTATGCTCAACAGATACAAGAAGTGAAAGCATCTATGACCCCTCCTGAGATAGAGAATTTCATGAATACAAAATGGAAGACTGCCGAGGTCATATGGGGTTCTCATACGCTTGAGGCGGACAGGGGGCGTTTTTACATGGATGAGATAGACACCGAGAATTTCATTGACTATCTTCTTACCGGTCGTTGCTTTAGAAATTATCATGTAGGATACGACTATTATAAGCCGGAGAGGTGGTCTCCGTTGAATACGTTTTACTCTAAGACATTAGATAGCAAGTATCCGCAGTACGGTGATTATATTGGTCGTGTTCATTATTATACTGCCAATGATATTATAGTAAGGTGGGGGCATCTTCTTACGGCGAAAGATAAGCAGAAGCTTATAGGGGGTGCTGATAATTTCAATGGTACTTATCATAATGGTGATAATGGAAGCTATGTAAGTTTATCCAAATCGGCGAGTGTAGGGATGTTATATCAGAATAAGGTAATACCTTGGAAAGGATATAATGATTATGCCTCTATAAAAGCTTATGAGGATTATTACGGTATTCCAGCCGGTACATATACCGGATACGATAGTAATGGCAACGAATATCACAGAACCAGATTCATGCCAAATTTAGAGCATGGTAATTACTATAACCGTGCCCAGAGTTTAAGCGACGAACATGTTCGTAGTGATTTGTATCAGGTAACTGAATCATATTGGGTATCCCCGGCTCAGGTGTATGTAATTACCTACCAGACTGAGACCGGATTAGTAACTACCGAAATGGTAACCGACGAGCTTCTTCAAGACTTTTTACAGGAAAATGGTATTAAGAAAATTACCAGAACCATGAGTAAAGGAATGGAGAACCCAGAGATTAACACTTATTTCGTAGATTACGTTCCACAGGTAAGATACGGAGTTAAGATCAGTGGAGGGGCTCTTGCTCAGGACAACCTGTATCTTGACGGAGAACCTATCGATCACCAGATAAAAGGGGATAGTAACATCTATGACTTTGTTCTACCCGTTGCCGGATATATCGGTACTTCTATGGCTAACAGGATTCAGCCATATCAAATATTTTATAATTTCTCCATAAATCAGATAAACAATATTCTTGAAAAGGAGATCGGTAAATTCTTCTTAGGAGATATAAATCTGGTTCCAAGTGAATACAAGGATTTGGGTGAAGATGTGGCTGATATATGGGCTAATCTTCTTGATGTGGCTAAGTCTGTTGGTGCTCTGACATTAGATACCTCATCTCAAAATACGAAAGGCGGTGTTCCTTTCAACCAGTTTGCCGTCTATGATTTGTCGCAGACGGAGCAGCTTAAAACAAGAATGGAGCTTGCTGAATGGTCGAGGATGAAGTGTTTTGAAATGGTTGGTATCACGCCTCAAGTAATTAACGGTCCCAACAGGTATGAGACCGCCACCGGGGTCCAGCAGGGCGTTACGGCATCTATGTTACAAACACAGATATACTTTGATAACTTCGGTTACTTCAAGAAACGCGCTCTCGATCTTCATCTGGCTGTTGCTCAACAATGCCAGGAAGAAGGAAAGGATATTTCTGTAATGTACACAAAAAGTGACCTTACCAGAGCGTTTTTATCTATAGGAACCGACGGTCTTAGCCTAAGGCATCTTGGTGTTCAGGCATTATCTAATTCCAAGAAAAGGGATGAGCTTGAGAAATTTAAAACTTTCATGTTGCAGCTAAATACAGCCGGAGGAGACATTTACGATCTTGCATCTATCTTCACATCAGACTCTATGGTGGAACTTATACAGAATGCAAGGAATACTCGGGCATACAACGAGCGTCAGATGCAGCAGCAACAACAGAATCAGATGCAGCTTAACCAGCAACAGATACAAGCTGAAGCTGCCGAAAAGGATAAGCAACGTCAGCATGAACTTGCTTTGGAAGACAAGAAAGGTCAATACAGGATACTTCAAGAGAAGATCCAGGCGGCAGGCAGGGCGGCAGACGCCAAGAGCGACACCACCTCCCTCAACTTCCTGGCTTCTGTTTCAGATCAGGCCGTAAGGCAAGCTGATATAGAAAGTAAGGAAAGGATAGAGGATAAGAAGATCGAAAACGATTCCAAACTTCATGATGATGAAATGAGAATGAAAATGGAAGAGTTAAAATTAAAATCCAAAGAACTTGCCCAACGAGCGAGGGAAGATGCCACCAAAAGGTATGTAGCCGGAATCAATAAGAATTAAGGATTAAATATCCCCAAATTTCATTAGAAAATCTCTAATAAAATTTGGGGATATTTAATTTTTAGTGGAGATTAAACACTTATAAGTTTTTTATCTGAAATATAGGTATTTAAATATTTTTGCAGTATGGGAAAATTAGAAAAAAATGGAATAGTAGGATTGGACGATATTTTTAGTATCGGTCCGGTTGATGATGTTTATAATAGGGAAGAAGATATTCTGCCTATTAATGGTAATGAACCGGCTAAAAAAGATGAGAAGCCTGTAGAAGAAGGTTCTCAGATTAAAGAAGAGCTGGTTGTTGATCCTACTCCTGATCCTAAAGAGGATAAAAAAGGAGAAGAGAATGTAGTTGATGTTAATCAGGATCAGGTAGAGGTTCCGGTTGTCAATTACAGAAAAGTATTGGATGCCCTTTCTTCAAGGGGAATCATTCCCGATTTGAAAGATGTGGTATTTAGCGGTGAAAACGGCGAAGAGATTACTATTAATGATCTTGATTTTAGTAAAGAAGATTCATTGTGTGACATATTATCCACAGTCCTTGAAAGCCAGAAAGAGGACATTGTTAAGGATAAGATAGATGTTACCTCTGTTTCTGATATTACTAAGAAGCTTATTCAGGCTGATAAGGCCGGAGCTAATATCGTTGATATTCTTAAGCAATATGATACGAATGTCGCTCCGATAGAAAAGCTTGACATTGAAAACAAAGCAGATCAGATAAAGATCGTTCGCCATTATGTTGATCTTCTTGGATTGCCTAAAGATGAAGCTGATGAGTTTTTCAAAGGCATTATCAATAAAGGTGAAGAGTATGTTGAAGCAAAGGCTATAAAGTACAAGGCTGAGCTTGATAAGAGAATGGATGATATTATCCAGCAACGTACTAAAGAGGCTGCCGAAAAGAAGGCGAAGGATGCAGAAGATTTTAGAAGGTATAAGAAAGACCTTAAGTCTTCTATCCAGGGAAAGTATCAGCTAAATGACACTATGGTATCTAAAGCTCTTGATTTTGCCCTAAAACCTTCTGAATCGAATCCCGGAATTACCAAAGCATTTAATAGGGTAAGGGAGATGATGATGAATCCGGAAGAAGCACCAGATTTGATTATGTTTCTTATGAACCCAGGAGAGTTCATAAAACAGAAGTCGAATCAAGCTGTAGTTGATGAGAAGAAAAAAATTTATAAGCTCATCAGCCATACAAATAAAGACAAGAGGGTGGCTCCGGTAGATGATAGAGGTGATCAAGTTCAAGGTGTGAAGTTCGATGAAATCAGTATAGATTAAAAATTAAAACATTTTTTCGTTCATGGCTAATGTACTTTTAACAAAAAATTTCCCGGCCACCATGAATGGTGACACGGTGATTGGATATACCGACGCTAAAGTCGTTAAGCAAAGTATCGTAGAACACGATCTTAGCTCTTTAGAAGATTGGTACTACGAAGATCCGGATAAGAATCATCTGGGTATGCTTGAGTTGTTTTCTAACATTACAAACTATCCTCTGCCTATGTATATGGGTATGATCAAACAGGATGCTACTATTACCGTAAATGGTATCAATGGTTCATTCCGTTATGATCTTCCGGTATCAGAAACGTATGAGGTGGTTACAGTAGAAGACACGTCTTTGAAATATGCAAAACCTGGTATTGATGAAAGCTTCTTCGAAATTGTGTTGAATGCGCAATTTAAACAAGGAGATGTTATTACTTACGATGTGATTAACGGTTGCCAGGCTCTTATCTCTACAGAGCGTCCTCCGAAACAAGAAGGTGAAAACTGGAGATACTGGTGTAAGTTGTGGGGCCGTTCTCGTGCTAAATACTTCCCGAAAGACATGCTTCGTGCCGGTATTAAATACTGGAAGGTAACAAACGTTCTTGGTGAGTTCTCTACTCAGTTCTCTGGCGTAGGAGGTGCTTCTAAGGCCGGTTCTATGACTTGTGAATTTACGCTTGGTGGACACCGTGGTGTTGAAGGTGAAACGACTATGTACGCCGGTATTAAGTCTTTGGCTTATGCAGACGAACGTACACAGAATTTCATCGACAAGGCTTACCAGAAAGTTCGTCAGCTTTCTGAAATCAGAGGAGGTGATGCAAGTTATGCTATCATCGGTTCTCGTCTTGGTGATGGAAGCATTGATATGCGTACGGCTCGTGTAGCCAATACAGTATCTCTGTTCTGTTTGGCTGAGTTGGCTAAGATGGAAGCATACGAACTTATGTTCATGCGCGGTGGTAGAGTCAAGGGCCATAATGGTGTTTTGATGAAAAACGAAGGCCTGTATCACCAATTGCGCCGTGGTTTCGTTATTTCCTACGCTCGTCCGGGTGGTATCAAGCGCGAACACTTCCTGGCTGCTGCTGACTATATTTTCCGTGGCCGTAGCGATATGCCGATTGAAAATCGTGTAATGAAATTCAAGGTAGGTGCTATGGCTTACAAGAATATCGTTGAGATCTTCCGTGATGAGTTCTTCTCTCAATTAGGCGCTTTGGCTCCGCTTATGGGTACAGAACGTATCATCAATAACCCGGTAACAGGATCAAACGATGCTCTTGAATTAGGAACTGTAAAGATCAAGGGTGTTACTATTCCGGGTATTGGTAAGGTCATTGTAGAACACGAACCTTCTTTGGATTACGTTGATATGGTAGATAGAAGCCAGTTGGTAGACGGTATGACTCCTATCACATCATATTCATGTATTATGGAAGACTTGACCGCTCCTGAATACTCTAATGCATTCGCCGGCATCCCTGCTTCAGCCGAAGCTCGTATTGGTAATATCAACAGCAACGTATTCTACGTTAAGCCTGATATCGGTTCTATGTGGTGGGGTTACGAACAAGGTAGATGGTCATCCAGGGTATCGGCTCAAGAAATTGTATCCAGCCATCCTCGTATGTCAGAACAATTCTGGTGCCACTCCGTATCGGCTTGTTGGGTAAAAGATACCAGCCGGTTTGTAACAATTGAATTGTTACCAAGCTCTTTGTAATCATAACTTTTAATATTAACTTGCGGTCGGCTTTAAAACCGGCCGCAAATTTTGTTTTCATAGGATATATAAAAAGATGGGAAAAAAGATTTTTAAAGAAAGCCATGAGTCTAAGAAACTGCTGGCTACCGTAGGAGGAATGAAGATATATTCCGACTCTATTTATGTTATAACAGGTAAGATGGATGAAGAAGCTCCTTCCGGATATCAGGAAAGAGGTATTTCCAAGACTCCTTTCCCTGGTAACAAGACAGTATCTTGTTGTGGATGGGATAAGGATCTTAGGGTGTATGATACCGGTTTCTTCATCAATTCAGCATGTTATAAAGGTTACTCACTTGAAGACAAGAAGAATGAAATGGATATGCGTATTAAGAATATTCGGTATCCGTTTGAAGAAACTGTCAATGAGGACCTGGACCAAAAGAATTTCGATTTCTGGGATTCTTACAGAATTGACTTGTATGATGGTCGTTTGTTCTACACTAATGACGTTCGTGATTTATTTGAGTTGTATATAGCTATTTTGTCCAAGTCTCTTACTCCTAAAGAGGAAGACGGTAATCCGATGTATGTCGAATCTTATTATTGTGTAGAAGACAAGACTACCGCCGTAGATATCAGGAAACAACGTCAGATTGACAAGGCTGATATTTTATACGAGTTCATGAACAAACTGAAAGGATCCGAGGCTGAAAGGAAAAGCATCTACGATCTGCTTTTGTATCTTGACATCATATACAGCGTAGAGCTTGATCAGAGCATGGTTCAATACATATTCACTAATTGGATTGACGCCAAGAATACGAACGTTGATATGTATAAAGAAGCAAGCTCAAGGTTCTTGTCTGACGACGAATCTTCTGAGGGGATGCAGGTGATTAAATTACATCGTATGATCAGGGAAATGATCGAGGGCCTGGCTGTCACCGTCAACACCGACGGACTGTATCTGAATGGCGAGCTCCTGGGCGCTGACGCCATCTCTGCATCTATGGCTCTTGCTTCCAATAAGTCGATGTTAGAAACCAAGTCACGTGTCCTGGAAGAGTATAACGCTTTAAAGAACAAGCATAAAAAAATAGAAGGCACTAAGTCTGACAAGAAGAAAAAGGAAGATGAGAAAGGTTTCGATGTTGATCAATACGCTGACAAAAAATAATAATTTATGAAGATTGTTGATTGTTATCTCCGGGCCTTACAGAAGGCTGAAGAAAACATGACCAACGGTGGTATAAAACTTGACAAGGCACGTTTTGTTCAGCTTTTTAATGACGAACAAAACCGCCTTGTTCGTTATATCCTTGATAAGAAAAACGAAGAGGATATACGTTATATCCAAAAGCTGGTTGTGTATTCAAAAGAACTTGACGAGAGAGGAGATAAAGATAATCCGGAAAGCACTTTGTTTTCATTGCCTTCTGATTTCTTTTCTTTTTCAAACATATCAGGCGTATTTACCAAAGGTGAATGCACGGTTACTGATTTTACCATGTGGGAGGCTAAGAATGAAAACCCGCATGAGCTTCTTGCCGACTTTTTTAACAAACCTGATTTTGATTTTAGGGAAACATTCTATACAATAGGCGAAGATTCGGTAAGGGTGTATAAGTATGGTTTTGATGTAGACACTGTTTACCTTACGTATTACCGATATCCGAAGGAAGTTGACATCGAAGGATATATTAAATCCGATGGTTCTAATTCAACTGATATAGATCCTGAATTAGATGATAAATTAATTGGTATTATCCTTAACATGATTGAAAAGCAATTTGCTTTGAATGAAAGCGAATACGGACGTTATCAAATAGATTCAAACAACGTCCAATCTCCTTTGTAGCAGAAGAAAGGCATATCCTAAATTAAAGATTATCAAAAAGCATTAAGAATTAATTAATTCATAATGCTTTTTGTTGCTTATATGACTATCACTATTTTTGAGGCAGATAACAGAATATTAATTTTTAAAATATTATAAGGCTATGGCTATCCATAAACCGTATGACAGACACATTATCTGTCCTCCGCACGCTAAGTTGGCGGACGTAGATTCTTTGTTGCTTCAAGAAGGTCAGATCGCTATCTATGATTTGGATGGTGAGCAGACTAAAGATGGTTTGAAAGCGTTGAAAGACTTGAAAGGGTATCGTAAGGACGAACAACGTTTCCAGATCAGAATCGGACGTAATGAGATGGTGAACGACCGTGTATCTGATGATAAATCATTCTCTACACCTACGTTTGCTATTGATGAAATTATAGAAGTGTATGCTTCTGCTCCGAAGAGCAAAGAAATTAAAGTAGATGAAGTTATTTTCGGTTATAACGGAATTGACGACAGTACAGCTATTACAGCAAGAAAAGGCGATCGTATTCCTGTCCATATTAGGCTGACAGGACGTTTGTTTGAGCTTCGTGGTTATCCGATGGGTGAGGTGAATATTGATGATTACATCATTTTCGAAAACTGTCCGGGTCGTGAGGATATGTGCTCAGAATGTGATCCTTGCGAAGATGTTGATATTTTGGCTGCTATCTTGAAAACAATCGAACGTATCAAGAATCAGCCGATTGCAGGTGGTGGCAAGGTAGGTGATTTTGTAGAAATCCATCCTATCCATTCTTGCAATGAACTGGAAAAAACTCCGGTGGAAACCGACATGAATTTCTATTGCATGGAAATGTGTGATACCGGTGATGCTTATGCTCTGGCTCAGCTTAAGGCTGCTTATCCAGGTTTGGATATTAAGAGAGTCGGACGTCATCTTTCTACATCTAAATATCAGGTGATGAAAGAAGGTGGTAAGCCTGCTAGTTATACTCAAAAGCTGTCTTCTATCATGAAAGGCTGCGAAGAGTGCCCTGACGGATATACTAAGGTAGACGGCGGTTTGATTTATGCCGTAACGTTAGAGGATGATGGTGTTGATCAGTCTACTGTAGTAGAAAGCATTAAGAATGCCGTTAGTAGCACTGCCGAGAAAACAGCAGCCCAAGATGGCGGCGTAGGTATGTACACTGTGGCCGTAAGCAAGAAACTGACGAAGGCTGATATCGATGCATTTGTAGAAACTAATCCGACTGCTACAGTAACGTTCGTTGCTGAAACAGCAGATATGTGTAGCAATCCTGCTGTTACTACCGTTAGCTGGGAAGCATGTGGTTCTTGTAAGATTTCGAAAGAAGCTTATGAAATCACGTTGCCGGACGATGAATGTGGTAACAGTGCTAAAGAAGAATTGCAGGCAGCATTCCCGTATCTGACAATCGAAGATTACGGTACACCTGGTGGATGTCAACACAAATTCAAAACAACGGTCGTTACTAACATGGTTTGCGACGAATGCGATAAAATCTTCAAAGACTTCTTCGTATCTAAAGCTCCCGAATCTTATCGTGGACGTAACTGGAAACGTTTGGGTGCCGTAGCAGGAGATCAGTCCATTATCGCCGATCCGCTTCCTAAGAACTGCAAATGCGGTATCTTGTTCCGTGGTATTGACTACATGATTTCTCCGTCTGACTGTTTGATTGACCGTCTGACATTCCAAGAAGGATCTGTTCGTATTGCTGTAAATGGCGGTTATCCGGATGAACAGCGAGAGGCTATCAGCACGTACTTTAACCCGATCCATACCGAATACAAACAGCACTGGGCTCCGCGTACTCACCTCGGCGCTGAATTGCTGGATAAGGAACGCGAACAACGTATGTTCTTCGATTTCCGTAAGACTCACCAAGAACTTATGGAACGGATGTTTACCAACGAAGAAACCCGCTTAGACCTGTTGGCTCCGTATGCTGATTATTCAGTAACGTTGAAGCCGGCACGTTACTCTAACGGCTTCGGTAGGGTAATTGATGATCATATTACAGTACACTTCCATGTACCGTATGGCGCTCACGAAGGTATTCAAGACCTTATGGACTTGTTAGCTGCTTCGGCAAATATCAAGCCCTGCAAGATTTAATTTTCCTTTTTTCTATATATCCCAAGGGGGAGGAGGCTGGTCCTCCACCCCCTTTTTTGTAATAAAACAATTTGAAATAAGTTAGTTTCATATGAATGGCGTGGATTTTTTATCCGGTGCCTTAGGTAGGGGCATTGACAAAATAACCAACATAGTTGGAAAATGGGGTTCCTCCCAACCGGTAGATGACAGCAAATCCGGTATAAAAATAGGGGACAAAATCTACCAAGTGGTTGTGTCCTTAAATGGCTGTTATTGGTATCTTGACGAAGAAGGTAAGAAGCATCCTGTTTCTGGTATTCCGGCCACAACCGAATGGGAGTGGATTAACATAGCTGAGAAAGTTATCAAAGATTTCAAAACCTGTTACCGTACACCTGGTGGAAAGGTCGAAGTATGGAGTTGGTATCTTCTTAACGATCAGATGGATGTTCTTAAAGAAACTCATAGAATTACCGACAGTACCGACATGGATAATCCGGTAGGTAAAGTTCTTACTAAAATACCGGACGAGTGGGTTATGATCGACTGCGATCTTCCTGATATGACAGAACGCGACATTACGTTCGTCAACAGATGTTATAAGACTCCGGATGGTAAGGTTGAAATAGAAGGATTGGAGGCCATAGATGATAAGATAAATATCAGGGAATCTATTTATACCGTTATTCAATCGACGGACGATAATTTCCCTGCCGGCCATGTTTTTAAACTAATTCCAGAGAATTGGGTTCGAATGGTTTGTGACTTTCCTGACATGACAGAACGAGACGTAACTTACGTTCTTGAATGTTACACTACTAAAAAAGGAAAAGTGCAAGTAGAAGGTTTGGTGGCCATAGATAACATTCTTGGAGCCAGGGAAAAGGTTTATACCGTCCTTCAGTCTACCGATCCTGATATTAAGGTAGGGGCCGTGCTGGATTCCATTCCCGAAGATTGGGTGAGGATGGTCTGCGATTTTCCTGACATGACGGACCGGGAAATTGTTGAAGTAGACGAATGTTATAGGACTGATGGTGGTAAGGTCAATATAAAAGGTTATCAAGCTATTGATGCCGTTCTTGGTGTAAGGGAACAGTATTATTATATTGTTAAGACAACGGACGCCGCCTATCCTCAGTGGACGAGAATAGATAAGATACCTAACGAATGGACGAAAACCGAATGCGACTTCCCTGATCTTACGGAAAGACATATTATGTCTGTAGATGAATGTTATACTACTCCTGGTGGTAAAATACATCTTGGTGGATACAGGTCGGTAGATAGCATAATAGGAGTCCGGGATGAGTATCTTATTGTTTTAGAAACGACCGACCCTGATATACAAAGAGGCGCCACATTCAGCAAAATACAAGAAGGATGGCAGCGTATTGTTTGTGATTTCCCTGATGCTACTACATCCGACACAGAAATAGTAGAAAACTGTTATAAGACGGAAAAAGGCAAGGTTCAGATCCGGACATATATAACAATGGACGGATACGGAAATACAAGGGAATTGAGACATATGGTGCTTAAAACAACCGATCCTGATTACAATATCGGATCCAATATCGATCAGATACCGGTAGGTTGGTTAAGTATCGAGTGTGATTTTGCGTCTGCTACACAGCGCCATATAAGACAGGTGAAAAACTGCTACGTCTCTGATGCCGGAAGCATTTACGTTGAGGGGGAAATAGTTTACGACAATGACCTTGACGTGGACAAGATGGCACTTACGGTCATGGAAAGCACTGACCCGGCGATAGCCGTAGGGACGGAGCTGATCGCTATCCCTTCTGGCTATGTGAGAACAGTTTGTAGATGCAATTGCTGTAACCACTAAATCTTATTATCATGAGTTGTAACGAATATTTTTTAGTAACACTGGAGTCTAAACCGACTCCAGTTCGTCATAAATACACGAATTTAACAGACGAATGGTATGGTCCTGATGGCGTTAAGTACGAGGATCCTGATACGATAACTAAGATAGAAGAACAAGCTACAGATAAGAATCGTATAGGGGATAACACCTTATATCAGAAACTTATTGAAATACATTCTCAAGGAGAGTCAATAAAATCGGACATCGGAGACATAGGTTCGGTATTGGATTACATAAATGGGGAGGAAGTGTAATGGGAACCATATCAGATAAGTTAATGAGGGTCATAAATACCAAAGAGGATATAAGGAAAGCCCTTATATCCAAAGGGTATGATGTACCTACTTCCATACCTTTTAAAGAGTATGCGAAAATGATATTAGACCTGCCATGCAATGCAGATTCCTTCCCGGATATAGAAGGTATCGTAGCCAGATATTCCGCTTCCGGTATCACCAATGAACAGATGGCTGCCAATCCCGTATGGGTTGATAAGACGGGAAATGGACGAGATTTACAGTTGAAAAACTTCTCTTGGAAGGGAATGTCAGGGGTTGGAGGATATGTTGGTGATTTTTCTAAATGGGTGAATAATAGAGATACTACAGAAATAGGAATAACTAAAAGTAACTCGAAAGTCATTATTGATGTTAAAGTATCACAGGGTTCAGGAAAGAATATTGTGTTTATCAGTAAATCTAATTTAGGTATATCTAATAATGTCACCATTAAGATTACAAGTACTTACCCGGAAGGAGTTATGGAATTTGCCAATTCCGCTTCGAATAAGTATTTAAAGTTGCCTTCAAATGGAATAATAACATTACAAGATAACCCAAAATATACAAGTAATGAAATGCATCTTCATTTAGCAAGTGCGGATTTAGGTCAAATCACCATCGAACAACTACCTCTCTACCCCGGTGCACTTGTCTTTGACGGAGTAGACGATTGGGCGGGATGTGACAACTTGCCATTATTGCCTAAAGAAAAAGGATATAGTATTATTGCATTGAGGAATTGGATAACACGATATGATGCAACTCAATATAAAAGACCTTTAATATCAAATCTTGACACAAATGATGAAGGCGCTTTTTTAATTGAATATAGAAAGGATGAAAATGTAAATGACGTTACGGGATCTTATAATAGTTTTACAGATGTATATATTGATGATAATAACCCTATTACATGGCAAACATCAAGTAGTTACAATGGTCAAATAATAAAAAAAGGAACATCTGAATCTACTAATAAGCTGTGTATTTGTAAAACTTATTTTGGCCAATTAAGTAATTATGCCAATGCTGCTATTTGGGAACTCGTCATCCTCGACCACGATGCCACCGAAGAAGAACTGACCAAGATCAAAGACTACTTCGTTAAAACTTATCCCTGGCTCTTCCCCAACCAAGCATGGACAGTCACCGGCAAAACCAACGAGGACGAAGATCGTGCTACTATTGCCAACATTACGGGCAATGGTAATGATCTTGTGCTGTCGAATTTTGGGTTTGCAGAAGGGAGTGGATACGGATTGTATGCATATAATTTCAACTCCTTTAGTCTTAGAGATAATGTAGTTAAGCCCACAGATGTAAAAAAAGATTCGTTTAGAATTATCGGAACCGGAAACAGCAACAATGTTTCGACTTTATTAAACGAATCTGACTCTGCTGATTGGAAGATACGTATCACAGGCATGAAAGAAGGTGATCATTGTTTAATTGGAAATGCAAACAAAAGCGGTGAATATATTAGCGTTAATAAAGATGGTACATACACTTTCCAAAAACAGTATGCAGCAACTTCTACGAATGGTATATGGTATAATTCTTCACAAGAAGTAGATGTTTTAGTTGAACAAATCCCCGAATACGAAGGATATCTGGTTACTGATGGGGTGGATGATAAAGCGGTTAGTAAACAGTTTGAATTTGGAGAAAATTTTACTGTTATATTAGATTTTAAATTCCCCGTTAAAAAGATATCTTATTGTGGTTTTGACTTATCATCAAAGGTTAGAATCCAAAATCTTCAAGATAGTGGTGTGTATGTCGTATTAAAGGGAAATAAAACCTTGATACCATCAAATGTAGTGAGAGCCGTAACTTCAGAGGGTAAAGTATATGATGAAAATTGGAATGAATACAATATTGTGCCTGGCAATATATCATCAAATTATACAATGGTAAATTTAGGCTTTGATGGAAGTACTCAATTTGCTGAGTCGGCAACTAAATTAGCTGGAATTTATAGTAGTACTTTATCCAAAGACGACTGTATCAAAGCATATAACTATCTACAAACCCTAAAATCAAAGTAATATGAAATTTATTATCATACCAAAAGAAGTATATGATTCCGTATCTGAAGAAAAGAGACGTGAATTAGGAACAGGCAGCCCAAGAACGAGCGTAGACGGTTCTAAGGTTATTTTACATGTAGGACATTATGATCGTCTATTTAAGTCTTTAGACATGCAGGCTGATGACGATCCTCAATATCAGTATCCGGTATATGACAGCCCTTCTTCTGAGTTTGAATCTGTTCTTTCATCTAAAGAATGGGTATCTGATGTTAATAACGAGCGTCTTTGATCTTGTTATGGTTGGGATAGTTGCTATATTTGTAAAAAGTTAAATAATTAAAGCGTGTGGTAGCGTTATCTACCATATAATCATCATGTTTCAGATAATAATCGGATGCGTTTTGGCTAATATTCTTACGATAGCAATCATCGGTTTATCCCTGTATTTAGTGTATCGTAAAAACGAAGACCGTTTAAAGGCTTTGGATTCTAAGATCGATCAGAAGGTTGAGGACGTAAAAAACAAGGTTGGGGCGGTGATGGATATCGTAGACCAGATCAAGAAATTGTTGGACAAAATCAATAAAAAATAAAAAATGGCAGAAGTAGGTTATAACAGTAAATTCGAAGGTCAGGAGGTTGATTCCAGGCTTGAGAATGTGGTGCAGGCCGCTCCTGGGACGGGCTCAGAGTCGGGCAAAGGAGGCCTTATTCCGGCTCCCCCTGCCGGAAGTCAAGACGGTAGCAAGACTCTTCTTAGTAATATGACATGGGGAGATCATGTAACAAAACAGTACATAGATGATGCTGTTTCGGCGGCAGGGTGGAAGAAGCAAATTGTTAGCAAACTTCCTACTGTTGAAGAAGCGAAGGATAATGTCATGTATCTTGTAAAAGACGATGTGGCATCTACAGAAACTAAAAACGTGTATAACGAATATATTTTGGTTACTGAAGAAGGTGGAACTAAGGTACTTGAATCGCTTGGTATGGTAAGTACCGGAGTAGATTCTGGCTATCTTGATTTATCCATATTTTCTGGTAATTCCGGATCTCTTGATGAAAATTCGTTTGCAAAAGTTTTGGATGCATACAATAACAATATCACATTAGGTAAGTTAGATGGTGATTATTATTATTTGAATTATTTTTTAGAAGGTAATGATTTTGAAAATAATTTTAAATTAAAAATAGTATTTGCCTCATTTGCTAATACCAACTCAGCGGTAGGCGCATCTGAATATGATATAGAAATTCAGGTGGGGACTTTTGTTGTTATTCAAGATAAGACATATGAGGCTATGAACAATATGGTTACGTTGTCTAATACGATATTGTCTTATTTGAATTTTATGGCTATGCCCCCTAAGGTTGTTACAACATTGGCAAATTTACCAAAAGGTGCTCATAATATCATAGCCAACGTCGCTTCTGCTACGAATCTGTCTATGACCGTATCTTCTGAGTCTGTTGGGAGGGAATGGCAGGTGCGGGTCAACAACACCACCGGCACAGACATCACGCAGCCGCTTCCTACCTCTGGCCTGTTCCAGAGCATGTCAGGCGATAGCGTAGTAGTACCTAAAAATAGTTTTATAGAATTAAGTATCTGGTATATCAATGATAAGTTGGTTATCAGAGTAGGTGAACAAGCTTAATAGAAAGGATAAAGTATGCTTTATGTAAATAAAAACGTAAAAGGTTTTTACTGGAAAGGATACGAGTTGGACTCCTCTTCTTACGAAGTAGGGTATTCTTACCAAGATTTCTTAGATGGTAAATGGGTTCAACTTGACTCCGATCAAGAAAAGTTCCATCAAGACAATCCTGATGCGAGTGTGAAAGAAGTTATTGCCATGCAACTTGACCCGGAGCCTCCTGGACCAACTGAAGAGGAGTTGCTTGCCAAGGCTAAGGACAAGAAAGTTTCTGAGGCCAGGGAATATGCTTATTCTGATGCTGTCCGTTCTTATAGTCTGGATGGTAAACAGATATGGTATAACAGCAGCATGAGGCAGAAGGTTAAAAACGATATTGATGTGGCAAAAGGAAGCGGGATATACACCGTATCCGTAGCAGATTCAGAATACGAGCTTGATATTGCTAATACGGCAATGAATGAAATGCATGTATATGAATCTGAGTGCAACGATCGTACTGCTGCTATAGAAAAGGAAATAGCTTCTAAAACCAACAGGAGTGAAGTTGAGTCTATGAAAGTAGATGAAGGCTATCCTGAAAAGTTGGTAAGGACAAAGGATCAGATCATAGAAAAAAATAAGATACTTGAAGCCAATGATCCGGAGAAGGCTACAGATATGTATATAAGGGCGATGATCAACACGCCGGCTATGCTTGAAAATACTGACCAGAATCTTGCTCTTAAGATAAAGGGGCTGTACCCTATTTGGGATAAGGATGGGGTTTACGGCGACAAAGGTCTTCCTATGGGAACGGCTGTTGTAAAAGGGCAGCGTTTCCGTAGCAAGAACAAACCTTCAGATTTGGATTGGACCCTGTTTGAAGTAAGGCAAAATCATAATCTCCAAGCCGACTGGGTTCCTGGTCAGGGAGGTGGAGCCGAAAGTCTGTATATGGTTGTTCAGGAAAAACATTCAGGTACGATAGACGATCCTATTCCTTGGGTATATAATTCTATTTTAGAGAATGGAAAGTATTACATAGACAAAGAAATTAAGTATCTTTGCATAAGAGATTCAGGCATCCCTTTGGCTTATGAGAATCTTTCCGATCTTGTATCAGCCGGATATGTGAGGGCTGTTTAGGTCGTAATTTGTTGTTAATGTTATGGATGGCCCCTGTATATTTATTTATGCAGGGGTTTTTCTTTAATCCAAACTCCACTTATTTTCATATTCGGTAAGGTTCTGATTATCTTTGTGAAAAAGGTTAAGTTATGGAAAGAAAAGATATTATAAAAGAATTGAGTCAGTATTTTAGTATTGTTGAATTAGTTGGTCCTAAAGAATACGGTAGAGACAAAGATCTTTGCTGGAGGTATTTAAGAACTGAATTGCTTCACACGATACTGGTTTTAAGGAAAGACATTTTGAAAACTCCGATGACGGTTAATACCTGGAAGTCGGGTGGAAGGTTTGATGAGCGTGGGTTTAGGAACAATATCTCGGATATAGTAAAATCCAAGACCGTATCAGGGTCTTTGTATATCAGTCCTCATATGCTTGGGGCAGCCATTGATTTTGATGCCAAGGGTATGACGGCAGAAGAGGCAAGGAATAAAATAATTCAGTCGCAGGATTTACTTCCTTGTCCCATTAGATTAGAATCAGGTACCAATTGGGTCCATATTGACGTATATGACTCTCTTGGAAGTAGCAAGAAAGTAACTATGTTCTAATATGGCTTACAGATTTGTAGGAAGGATGAATTTAGGAAGTTTCTGGGCTTTTCTCATTTCCGGATTATCTGCATTGTGGATGAATTTCCAGGAGATTCACCACCTTATATATTCTATATTGTTTATATTAGCTATAAATCTTTTGTTAGCTACTATAAAAAGTATCAAACACTGCTATATCCGAAGAAAGAGAAAGAGGCCTTTTAAGATATTGACATGCATAAGCGAAACGGGAGTTTTGAAAATTCTTCTTGAGTTTGCGGCCTGTTCTTTCGGGTTGTTTACCATATCCGGAATGGATCTTATTATGTCTATGGGAGGACATAAATCTCCAGAGTTTATAGATATGCTTCTTCAGTGGATTACAATATTTGCCTTAATATTATACGGTGGGATGGCATTCAAGCGCCTCGGAGATCTTGCACCTGATTTGATGATAGTAAAAGGCGTTAAGTATTTCTTTAGTAAAGTAAGTTGGTGGCAAAAAGTTCCATTCGGAGAAGAGCTTAAAGAAGGTATTAACAACGGTGATATACAAGAACTTTTAGCTGAAGATAAGGAGGGTAAGAAATGTGTTTGCAAAAAATGAGGGTCAGTCATATGTTAGGAGTTCTTCTACTGTGTTTTATATCTTTCTTGTTTGGTAAAACATGCAAGAAGAAAGAAATAATACACGATATAGAAATAGATACGGTAATAGATACCATTATCCAACCTATTCCTGTTCCTCAGTATATAGTTGACGTAGGGGAGGTGGAAATACCTTTCCCTATGGATGCTATAGTTAAAAAAGATACGATAAAAGACACTGTTTATATCAATATACCAATACAGAGAAAAACGTATCAGACAGATGATTATAGAGCGGTAATAAGTGGGTACCGACCAAATTTAGATACGATGACAATCTACCACAAAAGAGAAATAATATACGAAAAAAGTAGACGGTGGGGATTAGGAATCACCGCCGGATACGGATTGTCTAAAGACGGTTTTTCTCCTTGTTTGAGTATGGGTGTATTTTATAGAATATGGTGAGAAGCCACTGAGGTAAGACGGACAAAGCCTGTCTCACGCCTATCCTGAAGTTCTATCCTACAACGGCAACCCCTACCCTGCAACCTACCCGCCTGCCTCGTGCTGCGGCCTGAAGGGACCTGCTCTGCTGCCTGGGCTGTCCTGCGCCATGACACACTACAGCCTCGCCTACCTGCCCTGCCCGCTTATCCACTGGCTACTTCATAGTATTAAGAAAAAGCTCATAGTTGCCTCACTCGCTTCGCTCAATTCGGCATCAATTCGCTAAATATTAAATTAATATTGATATGTTCTCTCATATCGCTCCCTACGGTCACGATATTCGTTCACTTAAAGGATTAAACAATAAGCCAAACAATATATAGGGCAATACGCTCCTTCACCTCACTCCCTTCGGTCGATTCGGTTTCAGTCACTCCATATTATGAGGAATAAATAATAAGGTCTTAAAAGTTAAAATAATATGAATAAAAAATAATTAATTAAAATAAGATGAATAATAATTCAGGGAATGAATAATAAAAGCGGGAACGATAAAATCGGGACTGTTTTTATTCAAGATAACTTGGTCCACCCTGATGCTCAGTGTGTTACAGGATGATCGCTATTTGGTGCCGTTTTTGTCGTAATGCGATTAGGTACAAAAAAAAACCTGTCCCTTATTTTCTCAAACCAAGGACAGGCTAAAAGCTTTTAGTAAAATTTGGAGCCAATAAACAATTTTGTTACATTTGCTCCAAAAAAAAACAAATATATGGCGAATATACTCCAAATATTAGACGGGCGCAAGCTTCACGACAGACTTCTTAAGAAAGAGTCGGTCTCACCTTTAGAGGTTATACGCAATGAGTATAACCATTTTAGCTATAATGTAGTGCGTAGACCGGAAGGTCAATGTTTAGGAAATTTAAGGTATTTTAATCTTAATTATGATAGCAAAACAGGTCGTTTCTTTAAAAAAGAGTTCAATTTAAGACATAGCAGTAATTTTGTAATCACCGACTACTGGAAAGATCGAGTGCGTTGTTTTATTGTTTGGAACTACGGATTTGGTCGTTATTTTCCGTACAATGATTTTGTGGATGCTATGGTGTACGATTATCTTATATACGGCCGTCGATCAGTTACATATAGTACAAAGGTTCAGGAGGCCGAGAACAGGTGTGTTAGATTCTATATAAACTCACAGATAACTCACCTTAGAAAAGTAGGATACAAGGCTTATCGTGAGGAATTTAAGAAAGAACACCCCGAATATTTCATAGATGAAAGTTGCCGCGTTTTTCGTTGTCTTGACATGTCCTTAAAGAGGGAGGAGAAAATAGCGGCCTGCCATGCTCACAAGCGTGATCTTAGAACTCACATCATTGACTCTTTTATTGGCAGGATAATGAAAAATCCTGGAACTATCCATTCTTGGTTTTCGGAACACGTAGATGGAGAAGGGAAAAATCGCACATGTTTTTCCGATAAAGCTGTTGAGTCATTGAATAAAAGGTTGAAGAATAATGGTTTGAATACGTTGAAGAACATAACCTTGTATCGACTATTCAGGAGTAGGATTAAAGAAAGATTTGGTTGCAATATTAGGACCTTCTTCAATAATGTCCTAATGAGCGCTTCCACTGAAGAAGTTATCACAAAAGCCATTAAGAAAGTAAAAAGCAAGAACATGATGAGTTTGTATGCTTCGGCATTGAAAAAGTATCGAAAGATATGCGAAGTGTATTATTCTGACGAAGATATATCCTTCGACGACATATTCCGGGAATACGGAGTAGATCTTCGAATGTGCGGGTAGGGTTCTTGCTCTCCATAACAATATACGTCAGTGTTGTGTTTTATCGCTTCATTTCTATATCTTTGTAGAAAAAGAGAAGGAAATGAATTACATTGATATTTTACCACAGATAAGAAATAACATTTTCTATGTCAGGATAGTAATGACCGACTACGATGTAGAAAATCAGATGGTTATTAGAATAGTAGCCAGAAGAAATGACGGCCTGTACAAGACGGAAGTAGTACAGTATCCAAATGAAGGAACTGATTACAACGGAGAAATCATAGTTCCTATGTTTGGTATGGCTAAGTCGTTGGTAGCCCAAATAGTAGGAGTCAAGATAAATGGTACTGAGGTACGTGTTAATAGCACCGAAGTAGAAGGATCTGATATAACAGCCAGATACGACGATTCCCTTACCAGAATGGGATGGGAGGAGAGTATGAATAACATCCATCTTGATTTTGAGGTTATAAGCACAAACAATCCTAAAACGCTTCGCATAGCTGATCAGTCTGAATGGGGGATATTGGCAGACAGGCCGGCTATTATAGAGATCGTACCACCTGAAGATGAGAATAAGTATGTTTATTATCTTGGTAAGAATCAGTTGAATGTATTCAACAGTAAGACCCTCGGCATAAATCCGGGTCGTGGAAATGATTTTGAAAACCTAAAAGATGGTATATACGATATTACCATCAAAGGCAGTCCTTCCTCTTATTCATTTAACAGAAAGTATTTAAAAACAGATCTGATCCGTCTTAACATAGATAAGATATGGGCCAGGTCAACTGTGTTATGTGATCATGAGGATGATGACATTATTAATAAAATAAAAGAAATAGAATTTCTGCTGGCTGCGGCTGAAGCCAATATGAGATTAGGGAATTTTGAAAACGTAAAACAATTATATGAAAAAGCATCTAAATTGATTTACGTTCTCAATAATTGTGAAAATTGTGGTTGTAAAATATAATCAATTAAATATAAGTGAATTATGGGATGTGGATGTGGAAGAAGTGATATTACTTCTGTTAATAGAAATAGGGCTATAAAGCCTCAGTCGAATACGACACCTAAAGCTGATTCTAATGCGGCTTGTATTCAGAAATACGATGAACTTGCTGTATTGGACAAGAAAATCATAGACCTTCATCGCAAGTTCAGGTTTGTAGGAGGTGTAAGCAAAAGGTATGCTGATATTCAAAAGCTGGTAAGAGGGTGGATTGTTAATTTGAAGAACGAGTGCCCGGATCCGGATGATCTTGCTACTTATTCTGAATACATAAATAAAGAATACGCCAGGTATTTTACCTCGAAATGATATGGCAGCTACCGGAAGTACACAGCAAATCCTTTTCCCTTCATCTTACTTATGTGAGTGTGCTGATCGTTTTATAGCATGTAAGGCTGATCAGTATCTACAATATCATAAGTATAAGGTAGGTATCAAGCCTGATATGGATACGGTTCTTAAAATAGATCGTATGAGAAGAATCGTATGTGAAGGGGAATGTGGGCTGTGTCCGGACGAGATTCAGAAATTTAAAGAAGAACTTAATAAGATCTTGTCATGAAAAAAATGTATTACAACAAAGAATATAGAAAAGTTTTCAAGAAATCGGACTGTCCGGAAGATCTTGGTTCTGAAGAAACTTTCATCGTTCATGAAGCTGAATTTTGTTCGGATATAAGCCAAGATGATGCAGATAGGAAAGCGGAAGAGTTTGCGGAGAAAGAAGGTCCGTTGTATGCTAATAAAGTAGGTGGCTGTTGCGAGGTATATTATAACACAAGACAGGAAGGGGATTTCTTTAAAAATGATTGTCCTGATGGTCAAAAACAAGAACGACCTGCACATCATGTGATAGAGGCCGGGCGTGTATGGTCTAAGTTCAGTACCGAAATAGCCAACTACGAAGCTGCGAAGATTCTTGAGCAAGAAGGGCAGGCTGCCGCTAACGAATCTGGAGTATGTAAAACCGTTTATTACAACGAAGATCAACATGGTTGGTTTAGTAAACGTTGTAAGGAAGGATGGAAGGCTCCTGAGAAATACAGGAGGATATATGCCGGTACCGTAACGTCTTTCATTAGCGTTGATGATGCCAATGAAAAGGCTAAGAAGATACTGGAAGAAGAGGGCATGAAATGGGTTAATGAAAATACCAAATGCGAGCCTGTTGTTGATGAATGCAAATTTGATTTTTGAAAATGAGCAACGTAAAATTTAATCCGATAGAAGGTGAGAATGATAAACTGGTGTCGGTGTTTTCTGAAATAAATGAAGGTCTTGATACGACTTTGAATTACACTATTTCCGATGAAGGGAATAAGGCTAAGAAGAACATCGTTGTTAATCAAGTTGGTAAAAGGGAAAAGTTTTTATCGAAGAAAGGAGAGGGATCTGAACCTTTTGTTTTGTCTGATGGTAATACTTTCAACGTTCTTAAAGAAGGTGCTTCAGGATCGGCATCCGCTTGGGCTGAGGACCAGCTTCCTCCAGAAGCCACGGAATCAGTTGGCGACAAAAGCCTTCTCCCTTCTTGGGATTTTTACCTTATAGACATGACTCAAAATACCGGAGACAAAGTGCGTCCGGTCGGAAAGCTTCGTAAGAATAATCTCCTTAGATTTGAAAATGGAGATTTTGCTCCTACGGTAGGCATAACCGAGGAAATGAGAGCCGAATGCGATGTGGAACTGTATTTGGATAACGGTCATAAAAATAAGTATTGTGATGCTGGAGCATTTGACGCCAAGGCTTTTTATGAAGAGTATGGCATTAGCCAAAAACTTTATAATGCTTCAGGATCAGAGGTAAGGATTTTAAGACCTTGGGAGACTACTTCAAAGAATTATAGCATATTCTTAGGATGTAGCAAGAGTCTGTATATAGTTGATAAGGTAGTTGGCAAAAGCGGGAAAATATGGTCTGGTGTGTACGACGCGGACACGGTTCCTATGCTGGACGGACTTGACCTGCGCCAGACTTGCCCTGTGCTGCCGCCCACAGCCTTATCTCCTGGACCGGTATGTACAGTAGACTCCAAGGCAAGATCTTTCTTTTTCTTGTATGAAGGAGAAACAAATTGTAAATCCGGAGCCGGAGTTGGTAACGCCTGCACGATGTTTCTAAATGGAAGAACTTATCCGAGAAGCAATGACGCAAATCAAATCAATATAGCTAAGTATTCGAGGGCTAATAACGTAGATACTGAATCTTCTTATCCTTTTTCAGAAGGTGGATTTTTGACTTTGAATGCGTATATCATATACCTTGAAATGTTGTACGGTACTAAATACTTAGTTAATCCAGACACTTTCGGTTCCGGAATATCAAGTAATAACGGAATAGGTAATGATGTCAATTATCGCAAATACGGAGGAGTGAAATACCGTAAAAAAGGAGAAGAGTCGTGGCTGTATGGAGCATGGGCTACAAATGCTTCTATTATCCATTATGAACCTACTAAAACAACTCATTTTTCTAACCTCATAAATTCAGAGTATCCTAAAGAACAGTGCATGGAAAGCCAGATGGCGGCTTCTTTTGCATTTGAAACAGGAGTAGAGGAAGGATCAGAGTTTGATTTTTATGGAGGAAAATACTGGTATAATAACGTCCAGGGAGCCAAGAGTATGGCTGAAGGTTATATGAATGTTATTGTGTTTAAGGAAATGACTGGTACCATATCAGCCTTAGACGAAAATGACGAACCAGCAGAATTTGATTTGGAAGTTATTTTAAGGATGTCTTTATTCGATGGTATGAATTTGTCTGGAGATGTCTTTAGATATTGTGGAGGGGGATACGAACAAGTAGGGACTTGTTTAAATGATCCTAATGCCACTCGAATAGGTAATACTATTGATATCTATATAGAGCCAGATCAAAAGAAATGGACATATGAGAAAAGGTTTACTATAAATAATGGTGAGGTTTTTAATTTTGAATCTAAATATAAAAAGATAGCAACTACCCAAAATTTAGGAGATAGTTATGCTTTACACCGTATCCCTTATACCGGATGGAGGGATAAAAAAGGGGGAAGTGTCGGAACAGGAGAATGTCTTTATACATTGGACAATTGCTACTGGGCTTCATCTGTCGGCATAAAGTCCAGAGTGGCTGCTCGTTTCGGCGGTCTTGCGGCCTATGACTTTTGCTCGCCTCGTACTCTGCATGCGTATAACGATGTCAATATTTCGTATCGCGCCATTTGCGGCCTTGCCCAGTTGTTATTAGACGTCAGTCAGCCGCAGGCCTGAGGGGTGTAACCCCTCTGATGGCGCAGCCATCATAAGCGCAGCGCTAAGGCGCAGCCTTATGTAGTGTATAGGGCTTACTTGTGATATATCATATTTTTAATATTCTGATTATAAGCCACAAAACAAAATTTAAAAATATTTTAAACATTTTGTTTTGTGGCTTTAAAATATTATATATACATTTGCATTGTAGAAATACGAAAGACGATTAACACTATTATTAACAAGGTGGTTATATACAACTTTACACCAAAAGCGTAAAATAATATACATTTATACGGAAATCCGTACTGGGTTCCACCAAAACCCTCTACCTTTTGGTAACATCGTTACATCAAAGGATTCTTTTTCTGATTTTCTAATGATGTTAACCGATGTAGAGATAGAAAGCAGATGCGGATACGTTTTTAAAGGCAGCACTAACCGCTTGGAATACATTGATTGACTTCTCATTGTGATGATGTGAATGAAAATTGTTATCTTGCACCAAAAAAAGAAAGTCATGAACTCATGTAACACTTGTAAAGATGACAGACCTGATATTCTGAGATCTAATATCTGTATCGGGTCTGATCCGTGTAATGACTGTACGGACAATTGCGAAATTCTTCCAAAAGAATGCGATTGCCCGTATGGTTATTTAAGCGATCATTGCATTCATTATACAGGATGCAAGACATTCATATCCAAATTAACTCCAGGTATGCCTTATAATGAGGTTATGCATAATATAGAGCTGGTTTTTGAAAACATAGATAAGTTTTTGGATAGGATGGTTGAAGAAAATACGCTTTTAAAACAAAGGGTTGAACAACTTGAAAAACAGTTACAAAATGGAAAAGAGTGCACAAATTGGTAAGGACTTAAGTGGTAAACACGTATATGTTCCACATGTGGACGATACGCCGGTGCCATGCCCGGACGGATACACCTGCACGAACTGCGTGTACTGCGCGGACGGCATCAACGCTGGCTACTTCAGTCTGGCTCAGAAATCTGATCTTACGGCTTTAATCAATGCAATGATATGCCGTATGGAATATCAGGATAGGGAAATAGAATTTTTAAAACAAAAAATAAATATTTTACAGAATGGCAATAACAGGTAACGGTTGTTTTGGCAGTCATGGTGGGTGCGAACGCCCGCATCATTGCGATATTCCTTCTTCCAAGATTTTCTACGATGGAGAAAATATAGAAGAAGCTGGTTTGTATCATGGTATGCCTTTAAATAGAGCTTTAGCTAATTTAGCTAAATACGTTTCAAGGGCTATTAACGTAAGTGGATCTGTTAATATGGAGGTATTTGACGGTACTTCTCATGTGGTTCTAAAGAAAGATCCGGCAGAGATTTTGCTCGTATCTTATTGCGGGGGTGTCGTGCCTTCTGATATGTATAAAGTCCAGGGTCGTACTGTTAGGTTCTGCCGGGATATGTGTCAACAGGACGAATTTGCTGAAGTGAGGGTCGTGTACCGAGAAGAGGCAAATAGTTCCTATGGGTTCCATTGTTAATTTAGGAGGATAAGAAATGGCAGAAAAATGCAAAGGATTTATATGTGGGGGTAATCTCGTTGATGGCTCTGTGCCTTCTGATAAGTTAGATAAAGAAACCATTATCGAGCTTATTAAAGAGATTCTGAAAGAGGAAATGCACGAATCTTGGCTTAAGGAAATAATAGAAACCATACTTAAGGAATCTATTGATTCAGATTGGCTTCGTGAGTTCTTTAAAGAGGTTCTTAAAAAATATGCTAAAGAGGAATGGTTTAAAGACATTATCTGCGGCTTAGGATGTGTAGGGGTACAAGAGATATTTGATGTTATTCCTACTGACATAACATTTGAAGCCACAGGCGGTACGGCTACGGTACAGGTGGTTGTCGATGATGGCGTTGAATGGGAACTGACACTTTAATGAAGGAGGGTTATTATGAGCAAAGAAAGAATATATAAGATGGATGATGGTTCTTGGCTTACCTCGGACAAGAAGGAAGGTGTCGGTCGTGATAAAATGAATTTCGATGCTCCATCTTGGAAAGGAAGGGAAGACAGGATCACTATCCGAATTGTGAAGAAATCCGATACTGAAAGTATGAAAGCTATTACTTTCAGGCAAAAAGGCATTAAGATTACAGAAGTCTCGGTTAGCAGGCTGGAGTTTCCTATATCTGGTGGAGACAAGCAGATTCTTATTACTACCAATGCTGCTTCTATTAATGCTCTTATTACAGGTGAGAAAGATATAAAGGGTATTATAAAAGCATTTACTACCGCTTCCGGTCTTAATATTGATGTCAATGATATTAGGCTTGATTATGGTTTCCCTGGTGATCCGGGTCTTGAAGACACGTTCCAGGTTTCGATGATTGTTTCCATGCCTGATAATGAGGATGGGAATGAAGTTAATGAGAACATAACTATAAATGGTGTACTGATTCCTATCTATCAGCCCGGAGGGGTTGTTCCTTACATTAAATTGGATAAGGAATTTGAGCAAATTGAGGGTGATGAAACAAGCACTCAGTTAAGTATAGAAAGTAATATAAAAGATTATGTTATTGAAATAGTTGAATGCGAGTCTGTGGATAAGGAGGAAATCTACCTGGACAAGGATGTTGTTGATTTTGATTCCGATGGATCTTCTGAGGTAATCAACGTAAGTACAACTCCCAAAAATTTAAGATGGAGGGTTAGTGAATGAAAGTAGATAATTGTTGGGCGAACATAGATAAGAAAGAAGGCGGCCTTAATAGCAAGGTTAATATTTACTTTGATGAAAATGATACTGGTGCCAACAGAAGTGTCAAGATAAGGGTGTCTTCCAGGGACGGTAGCGTATCTGAAGAATATACGTTAGTTCATAAAAAAAAGGAACAGGTAGTTTATAGAAATAAAAGACAGTCAGCTCTTTTCACAAAAGAAGGATGTAATCCTGAAACAGAGAAAGGGGAAGAGCTTGAGTATGTTGTTGAGGCCGGAAAATACACGTCTATCATATCTCAGTCTGATGCTGATGACAAGGCTGTGAAAGACATTGAGCAAAATGGTCAGAACTGGGTTAATGAGCATGGTCGTTGTATAACCATATTGTGGTATAATGTCAAGAAATCAAAGTCGTTTAGAAAGAACGATTGCGATCCTGATACTGAAGAAGGAAGTTTGGTTACGATGACTATCGAAGCCGGGCAGCTCTCTTCTACCATAAGCCAGGAAGATGCTGACCGTAAGGCTGAAGATGAGTTGGATGCCAAGGGTCAAGACTATGCTAATTCTCATGGTACTTGCAATACCATAAAATGGTACAACGACAGGAAATCCAAGATGTTCCAAAAGACAGATTGTGAGGTAACCGAAGTTGGATCTATGGTGGAGTACGTTGTAGAAGCCGGCCGCTTCTCTTCTTCTGTTTCTAAGGAAGATGCTAATCAGAAGGCCTTGGAAGCCTTGGAAGCTGAAGGTCCAGGATATGCTAATGAGCATGGCACCTGTGAAACAAATTTATGGTATAACGTAGAGAAGTCGAAAGTATTTTATAAGAATGACTGCGAAGATGGGTTTGTCGGAGCTCCTTACACTTACACAGTAGAAGCCGGTAAATACACATCAGACGTAAGTCAAGAAGATGCTGATAAGAAAGCTCTTGATGATATAGAGAAAAACGGTCAAGAACAAGCTAACCTTAATGGTGAATGCATTGAGGATCCTAATTATTTTATAGGAAAGGCTTCGGCTCGTGTTCAGAAAAATGATTGCGATGCCGAATCTCAGACCGGAAGCTTCGTTGATTTGACTGAAAAGGATCTTGCCGGATACCCAGATGCTTTTGTGTCAAGGGAAAGCCAGGAGGCAGCTAATGCGCTGGCTGAGGCCGCTATGGAAGAACAGAAACAAGATCTTGCAAATAAGAAAGGTATTTGCATAGATAAAAACCAATTTGTTGGTGTATATAGCAAGGTATTCACAAAAGACAATTGTGAAGGAGAAGGCGTAGGCTCTCAGGTAACAGTAGACCAGGACGATGTAACCGGTGGTCCTTTTACTTCATACGAAAGCCAGGAGGCGGCTAACGCGCTCGCTCAGGCTGCCGTAGAGCAGCAGGGTCAGGCCATAGCTAACCGGGACGGCCATTGCACGTGGATTGGTAAATACAGTGAGGAATTTACCAAAAATGATTGTACTGAAGGTCAGGTAGGATCTAAGATTACGGTAACCGAACAAGATGTTGTTGGTGCTCCTTTCACATCTACCGTAAGCCAAGATGATGCTAATAATAAGGCCAAGGCTGCTGTCAAAGAGCAAGGTCAGGCTATTGCCAATAATAAAGGGAATTGCGAAGATATGACGGTCTATACCGGTCATTACAGCAAGAGATTCGTTCCTGAATGCGAGGCTTGTCATAAAGGTGTAGAGATGGAGGTTACGGCTGAGATGGTAAATGGTAGTCCTGTTACGTCAACGGAAAGTCAAGACGCGGCAGATACAGAAGCTCGTAGGATCGTAGAAGAAGGCGGTCAGACTTATGCTAATAAAAACGGTAACTGTACGCCATTAAGCACCGATCCTGTATGGGAAGACGTAGAACCGGAAGAACTTAGATGTAGCGAAGGTAAGTCTCAGAAAAAGCAACGTGATACCAATGAATGTTCTGAAACTCATAATCAAGAACGTTGGGTAGACGGCGGAAATAAAGTTTGTAGCTGGACC